TCATAACCCACAGGTCGGCGGTTCGATCCCGCCCCCAGCCACCAATCGGAACCCACTTTCGTTCCGATTTTCTTCCCAGGACGGTCTCATGAAATCCGCGAGGCGGCCGACGAGCGTGATCTCGATCGGCGCGCCGCGCGCCTGGTCGAGCGGCTTGATCTCGATGCGGTCGATCAGGCCGCGAACCAGTTCAATGACCCTTCGGTCGTCGGCGGTCGGCCGCCCGTCCTTCAGCTCGGCCAGGCGCTCCTGCAGGGCGCGGACCTGCTCTGCGTAGAACTCGGCCGCGCGGGGATGGAGCGTAGTCGGCGCCTTGTCGTCGGCGGCGCTCAGCTGCGCCTCGAGCTCGGCCTTCTCGGCCTCGGCCGACACCAGGCGCGCGCGCATCGCCGGCGTTTCCGTGCCCTCGCAGATGGCGTCGACCAGGCGCGCGATCGAGCGGTTCAGTTCGGCCAGGCGCTTCTCGAGCGGCGCGCGGCGCGCGCGATCGGCGGCCGCCGCGGCTTCGTACTCGGCGTGATAGGCGCGGACGTAGGCGGCGACGGCCGCCGGCGACAGCATCTTGGCCCGCAGGCCTTCCAGGACGCGATCCTCGACCTCGGCGCGTTTGATGCTGCGGCGGTTGTGGCACGACCCGACGCCCTTGCCGACATAGACGGAACAGACCAAGCGCCCCGGCCCCTTGATCGTGTAGTTGCCGCCGCATTCGGCGCACTTGAGCAGGCCGGAGAAGAGGCCCGGCTTATGGCGGTTGGCCAGCTGGGGCGCGCGGCTGGGCCCGGTAATTGCGAAGCGCGCCTGGACGGCGTCCCAGTCGGCCTGGTCGACGATGCGCAGGCGCGGGACGTCAACGCGCTTCCATTCGCTCTCGGGCCGGATGCGCTGGACGCGCTTGCCCGTGGCGGGGTCCTTCTTGAGGTCGAAGCGGTTCCAGACCTTGACGCCGACATAGAGTTCGCAGCGCAGGATCCCGTTTGCCCGCTGGCGGGAGCCGATCACCGACGTCGCGCCCCAGGTCCCGCCGCTGGGGGACGGGATCTTGTCGTCGTTGAGCACGCCGGCGATCTCGACGGCGGTCAGGCCCTGGGCATAGCCCTGGAAGATCCGGCGCACGACGGCGGCCTCGTCCTCGACGATCGACATCTCCCCGCCCGGCGCCGAGCGATAGCCGTAGATCCGCGCGCCGGTGGCTAGGCCCTTCTCGGCGTTGGCGTGCATACCGCGCTTGGTCTTGGCGGACAGGTTGTCGAGATAGAGCTGAGACATCAGCCCCTCGATCGCGACATCCATCAGCTGGACGCGATCGGTGCGCAGGGTGGCGATTCCGATCCCGAGGTAGGACAGACGCTCGAACGCGCGGGCGTTGTCGGCGAGGTTGCGGAACAGGCGGTCCTGGTGCTCGACCAGGACCAGGTCGAAGGCGCGCTGTTCGGCGGCCGCCATCAGCATGTTGACGCCCGGCCGGTTGGCCATGTGCGCGCCAGAGATGGCCGCGTCGGTAAAGGTGGCCGCGATCGTCCAGCCCCGCGCCTCCGCATGACGCGTGCAGATGGCCAGCTGGTCGGCGATCGACGCTGGGTTCTGCTTGTCGTCGGAATAGCGGGCGTAGAGCGCGACGCGCATGGCTAGAGAGCTTTGGACTCGGTCCGCCCAGCCGCGCGCTGGGCGGCGGCATAGTCGCGGCGAGCGTTGGCGCGCGCAAGGGCCTGGATGATGGCCAGGATCTCGGGCTCGAGTTCCTCCCCCGGCGCGGTCGGCCGGTCATATCCTCGCGCGCGCTGGGTCATTCGCAAAGCGGCTCGTCGACCAAATCGACAAGGCCGCGATCCATGCCGCAGTACAAGCAGTACACGACGCCTTGGACGTCGCGGGGGACAGCGACGTCCTTGTGGCAGTCCGCGCAGATACCTCCCTTGGGGTGGTGGTCCAGCTGGGCGAGATTCCGCAGATGCCACGGCCAGCAGACGTTGGCGGCCCGGGTCATCGGCTTGCGACCTCCAGCTCGAGGCCGGTCCAGGGGCGCGCCCGACGGATGGCGGCGACGTAAGAAGCTGGCCACCGAACCTGCGCAAAGGCGCATCGCCGGCAGAGCGGATCGCAGTCGGCGAACATGTCGAACGACGGCTTCCACCAGATCTGGTCGCCGGCGGGAATGACGCCGTCGCCCGGGCAAGCCGAGCATGTGTCGTTGATCCCGTCGGCGACCTGGTCGTCGAGGTCGAAGTGGGCGCCGAAGAGTGTTGCGCTGCCGCGCCGCGTGGAGCGGGCCGGAGCATCGGTGTTTGATTCATCCGCAACAGCGCAGGCCGAGCAGAGGTCAAGGCCGATCCAGTGGCACGGAACGCCGCCGACGACGCAAGCGCGGTCATCGGTGCACCCGCAGATCCTGCAGGCGCGGATCATCGCCCAGCCTCCGTCCTGGCTTGATGCCTGGCCAGGGTCATCAGGCGCCCCGTTATCGAATTGTGCCGTCGGTCTAGGGCCTTCGCGATCGCGCTCACGCTCGCGCCCTGCGCCTCCATTTCCAGGAGCTTGGCGTCATCCTCAGCCGTGAAGCGCCGTACTGTGTGATCGCCCCGGCTGACCGATTGCGGGCCATCCGCGAGCGGTTTAAGGGCCCGAGGCTTGGGTGGTTCGGCCCCCAGCCGCAGACAGTGCCAGCTCACGGTGCCTATCGAACACCCAAGCTTCCTGGCGATCACCGCATATGACCGGCCTCGTTCTCGCATCTGCACCATTTGGTCGAAATCGCTGGGGCTAAGGCGTCGGACCATGGCCTAGTCCCTCCCCGGCATGCCGTTGTGCTCGACGCCGTCCAGCAGCCGGCCGGCGGCCTTCTTGCCGACCTCGAACATGAGCATGGAGCCCTCGCCCGCCAGATCCTCGCGCGGGTCGCCTGGGCGCGGCTGGTGGCCGTCTCTGCTCAAGACCAGGTTCGCCACCTTGCAGCGGCGACGCCCTTCCGGATTGCTCTTCGGCGCCGGGTGATAGAGATCGTCCGACATACCGTCGGCCATCTGGCTGACCGGAAGCCAGTTGCCCCATTGCTTGAACAGGAACGGGACGCCGGCGTTCGCGCAGTCGTCGCGGATCCGCGTCGCCCAGTCGGGGTGCATGGGGCGCGATCCTGGCCCGCTTTCGCCGCCGACGACGACCCAGTCGAGGCCTTCATGCCAGGGACCGTCGCCGCTGTCCCAGTAGCCGTCGCCGGCGTCGTATTCGTAGATATCGCCGGCGTTCAACGCGTCGAACCGCCAATCCATATCGGCGTCCTCGGGCACATGGATTGGCGCCTTGAGACGGGTCAGGTTCAGCGGCCCTAGCAGTGGCTCGGCCGAGATCCAGCGTTTGGCCGCCGGCGTCGCCAGCAAGATCGGGATGCGTTCGTCAGCTCTCGGTTTGTCCTCGACACTGACGCCCAGGTGAACGTTTGGCAAAGGCCAGGGGGCGTTGTCCAAGGCTGAATGGCCGGTGCCGAGCCGGCGCGCCGGCAGCGCGTCGATATATCGCTTGGCCTCGTCGGGTCGCTTCGTCAGCACCTGGTAGGTGTGATGGGCCGCCTGGGCCATGATGGCGAACACCTTGTCGATCCAGGACCAAGGCACCTGTTCGGCAAAGAGATCGGCGTGCGCGCAGACGAAGATGTTGCGCGGCCGCGTCCAGCGAAGTGGCGCCCGCAGCTCATCCTCGCGGAGACGCACTTCGCCGTTCCAGACCGGTCCAGCCTTGGTCTCGATCGTCAGGCCTTCGCGCGTGGGATGGTTCTTGAGGCGCGTCCCGGCGAGCCGCATGGCGTAGCAGTTGGTGCAGCCCGGGCTGATGACGCTGCATCCGATGATCGGGTTCCAGGTCGCGTCGGTCCATTCGATCGCGGTGCGGTCGCTCATAGTTTCTCCCCATCGAGTGAAGGGGCGGCATCGAGCATCGCGTGCCATGCCGAAACGCATGCGCTTTCGTTCGGCCCTCGCTGGCTCAAACTCGAAGCGAACCAGGCCGCGATTTCGGCTTTCGAAAGGCGGAGGCATTTCCAGTGCGCGCGCCACATGGCCTCGGAAGGATCGCGTGGAACCGCGACCCAGCCCTCCGGAAGCCCCACAACGGAAGATGCGGCGGTTACCGCCGCGCGGACCGGAAGCCCCACAACGGAAGATGCGGCGGTTACCGCCGCGCGGAACTCATCAACGGTGAATTCAAGCGGCTCGTCGTGGCGGATCTCACGGCCGAACTTGGCTGTGATGAATGCTGTTATCGAGTCGGATGCATCCACCTTTCGGTCTTGACCCGCGACAGGCGCGCCCTGCTGAGCGGCGTTGACGGCGGCGCCTGTCATTGCGCTTCGCCCTGCTCGAGGTGGCGCAGGATCAGGTCCTCGGCCAGCGCCTGAGCACCCTCCTGGCCCCAGTCGTGGCCCTTGCATCCGACCTCGATCCCTTCCGACTTCAGGTATTCGTCGAGCTCGATCTCTGCCTGCGCCTCGGCATAGGGTCGGTCAGCGCCGCCAGCGACGGCGGCATCGATCAGCAGCTGGACGAAGCGCTTCTTGGCCCGGATACGGCGGGTGATCTCGGCCGCGATCAGGGCGCCGGCCCGCGTCAGGTCCTCAATCGAGCCCTTGGGCTTCCAGTGCTTCGCCGCCCAAGGCCAGTACTCGGGCGGATCCTTGGCGATCACCGCCGGCGTTTCGCCCATGTCATAACTGCCTATCGTCGACAGGTAGCCGTGGGCTGCATTCCAGAGTTGGCCCTCTTCGTATTTGTCGTCGTCCTCGGGGCGATAGCGAAGCGGGTCCAACTGGTGATCGCGTTCACGCGCGATCAGTCGAAGTCCGGGGTCCTCGAGCGTTTGGATGATCCAGGGCTCAGGCCTGACCAGCGGCGCGCCGACCACTGCCCCGGCCTCTGTCGTGATCTTCATAGGGGTCTCCCGTTCGCATCCGAGCGATGCGGAGGAGCCACCGGCGGACCGATGGCTCGACCGAGGCGCTCAGGGTTGGCAGCTTCTGAGGGCGCAGACGGCGATCGCCACGACGATCCAGACCGCGACCGCCATGGCCGCGCGGATCGCCTGCAGTCGCCAGAGCCTCGCGCGGTCGGTCATGGATCAGACCTCCGACCGCCAGGAGGCGATCAGCACGGATCCGCAGGCGCGCAGGCAGCGGATTGCGCAGACCAGGCCGGCGACGCTCCAGGTCGCCAGCAGGAAGACGTTGATAGCGTCGGCGCCGCGCCCGGCCAGGATCGGCAACAGGGTGCTGAGGCCGAGAAGCGCGGAATAGAAGGCCAGGAAGGCGGCGAGGACCAGCTGGCCGATGAGGTGGGCCCGCTTGAAGCCAAGGCCGGCGCTCGTGGGCGCGGGCGCGGCCGGTGGGGTGGGATAGGCAGAGGTGTCGTCGTAGGCCACGGGCGTCTCCTTGGGTTTAGGCGGGGCGGTGTGCGAGCGGCGCTCGCAGCACGAGGTCCTGGGCGAAGGGCGGCAGGCGGCGGCGATCGCCGACCTGGCGCAGGCGATCGAGCGCGGCGGCCTGGTCGGTCGGCGACAGGTCGCGCAGCAGGCGGCTAAGCGCCTCGAGGCGGCGCGACAGGCTTGCCGCCTCCCGAGCGCAGGCGGCGAAGCGTTCGGCGCGCACGGCGTTGAGGGTGGACAGGGCCACCACGCGGTGACCATCGGCGATCAGGCGATAGCGCGCCGCCGCCTGGGCCGCGCGCGCCGCCGGCGTGGCGTCAAGCAGCCGCATCGGCGGGCTCCTCGGCCTCGGCGTCGGTCACGGCTTGCAGCCCCATGACCGCGTTCATGGTCGTGCAGAGCAGCTGCAGGAGCTCCGCTTCGCGCGGCTGGTACTGAAAGCCGATGTTGGCCACCAACACGCGGCCCTGGGCGTCAGCGACGCCTCGACCCTTCGGCTGCAGCGGAAACTCGACGGCCTTTTCGCGGAACGCCTTGCGCAGAGTGGCGACGCTCTCGGTCGTCAGGCCTTCGCTAGCGACGCGCTCATCCAGGGCAACGACCGCTTGTAGCCGAGCCGCGTCACGCTCCCGGATCCTCTTGGCCTCGGCTCGATCCGAGGCTTTGCCCGCCTTCGCCGCGGCCATCTTGGCCTGCTGCTCTTCTGTGTAGGCAAATGGGCTATTCAGCCACGTGGAGACGTACTGACCGCTTTGGGTCGCGGCGTTCGCCTTTTCCTCGCCCACGGCCGCCACGCGTAAGGCGTGAAGCGCGGCGATAGCGTCCGCGGCGTCGCTTTCGGGGTAGTAGATCGGCCGAAACTCCTCGGACATGAGGATCTCGTGCAGCTGATCGCTGCTGCCCATGTCTACTGAGGACCTGGGGTCGTTGAAGTTCATTGCCGTGAACTTGAGGACGCCCTGGCTGGTCAGGGCCTTGAACACCGCGTCCTTAGGCGCGTCGTGGGCGCACTCGGTTTGGAGGCCGTAGCTGAAGTGCGTGAAGGGAGCCCTGCGGCCCTTGTGCACGACCTCCGCAATCGTCATCAGGTCGATCGGCCGAAGTTGGGACGAAACCTCGTCAATGCGCTTGCGGACTTGCCGCTTGAGCCAGTCAAACTCCTCCACGCCCTTCTCGACCTGGGCGATCGCCTTTTCCGAGGCGCGATCCATCGTCGCGATCTTCTCCTGGACGTCACGGACGCCCTTCTCGGAGCCCTCGCGCGCCCGACCGAGCTTGAAGGCGATCTGGCGCGCCGACAGGCCGGTCTCGTCGCGATAGGCCTTGAGCGCCTTGGCGTCTTCGAACGGCGACAGGTCCTCACGCTGGCTGTTCTCGACCAGGCCGATGAACAGCGCCTCGGCCTTGCTGGCCTCGCGCTCGATGAAGGGTAGGCCTTCCTGTAGCGACGCCGGCAGTCGGCCCTCCGCCTGCAGCAGGCGGCAAGCGCGGACGCGGCGTTCGCCAGCGTGAAGCATCCGGTTCAGCTGGCCGGGCCTGGATGCGTAGAGAACAATCGGCTGAAGCAGTCCGCCGGCCTCGGCGATGCTGTCGGCCAGGCCTTCAAGCGCTTCCTGCGCCACCGACTTGCGCGGGTTGTCCGGGTTGTAGTCGATGCGGTCGAGCGGGAACTTGGCGATCGCGCCCGCGGGCACGAACCCGTTGGCGCGGTCGATGGCGTCCAGCGCCGCCGATCCCGCCTCGGAGCGCACCCAGCCTAGATCCGCGTCGCCCTTGATCAGGCCCTGGTCGACCAGCTTGGCGAGGTCGCGACGCAGGTTCGACCGATCTCGGCCGGTGCGCTTGGCGATCTGGTCGAACGTGTTTCCGGTGCCGGTCCAAGGCCCGCCAAGGGCCCGCAGCACATCTTCGAACGTCAAGGCGGCTGGCGTCAGCGACGTCATTCGTCGTCTCCCATGTCGGGTTGAGCGGTGATCTGGCCGGCGCCGAACGCCAGGCCGTCGGGATCGAACAGCGGCACGGCGCGGCCGCTGGTGTGGCTGTGCTCGAGGCGGACCACGGGTCGGCCGAGCGCGATGTTGAGCTGGGTGTGGGTGACGCCCCGGATCCGCGCCAGGCGATCGCCAGCGTTGGGCTGGCCCGGCGCGATCTCGATCCAGGCCAGGTCCCAAGGCTGGGGATTGCCGGCGGGCTTGGCGATGATCTGGTCGCCGGTGCGGCCGAGCTCGCGGCACAGGCCCCAGGCCACACGCCGCAGCGTCGGGCCATAGAGGACCGAGCGGATCTCGGGCCGGCCCTCGTAGGCGCGATAGACGATCGAGACGTCGTCGCCTTCGGCGAACTTGAGCTCGGGCGGCGGCGCGGCCGTGAAGTCCGCGCCGGCTTCGCCGCGCACCTCGACCACTTCCCCGCCCAGCGGCGCCAGCTGCGCCGCGCGCTCCGCGAAGGAGACGACGTCGGCGCTCATGTCAGGCGTTTCCCGTCGGCGAGCGCAGGGTCCTCATTCGCGCCGCCAGGGCGACCAGGTCGGTGACGGCGACGGCGTGGCGCAGGCCCGCCGCCATGGCCTTGGCGCCGGGCAGCGTCGCGTCGTGCTCGAGCGCGACGGCGGTTAGGATCGCCTCGTCCGTGTCGAGCCGAACGGTGCGTCCGCCGGCGTGCAGGCCGATGATCTGACGCGGTGGCGCGTCGGCGGACAGAACGACCAGGGGGGCGGTGAAGATCGTCACCGCCGGCGCGGTTTCGAAAGCGGCCAGGGCGCTGGCGACGCGCGCCTCGGTGGCGGCAAGGGCGGCGGGGCGGGCCATCAGCCTTCCTCCCCGTCGATCGCTTCGCCCTGGCCCGCGCTGTCGCGCGCCATCAGCTCGACCAAGCCCAAGACCGCGCCGCGCTCGCGCGAGCCGATCGCTTGCAGTGCTCGGGCCAGGGCCAGGCCATGCGGCAGGCTGGCCAGGATGAGGACGGGATCCTCGGCGGTGGGCGCGGCGTCGGGATCGAGGGGGTCGCCCAGGCCTTCGAAGAAGTAGGCGATCGGGACCTGCAGCGCCTTGGCGGTGTCGTAGAGCTTGCTGGCGCTGACGCGGTTGTCGCCGCGCTCGTACTTTTGCACTTGCTGGAAGGTCAGGCCCAGCGCGTCGCCCAAGTGGGTCTGGCTGAGACCCAGCAGCTTGCGGCGAAGGCGGATGCGCGCGCCGACGTGTTTGTCGACCGGCTCGGGCTGGGTGCGAGCGTCGCTCGTATCATCGAAGGCCATCGGTTGTTCTCCCTCAGGCCTCGCGCCGCCTCCCAGACATCCCCGGGCGGCGGCCGGGGACCTGGTCGGCCTCTCCGAAACGACGAGGGGGCGTCGTGAGTCGGCGCGAGGTTGTGGATGATATGGATGGAGTTATTTTCCATTGTCAACGTCCACGTCGCATTTCCACATCTTCCACGGACAGCCGTGCATTGATCGCGCACCATCCTGTCGGCTGGGCCTGGAACTGGAGGGTGGGCGATGATGGGATTGGCTATCGGTGCGGCGCTATTGGCCGCGCCAAGCGAGGTCACTAAGCGCGTAGAGTTCGATCCAGCGACGGTCGCGTGGTCAAAGACGCAGGGCGTGTCGCGGATTGAAGGTCAGGCCTTCCTGAAGACGCGCGGCGGCAGCGTCAAAACCTGTGCCGGCAACGAGGTCCATCTCGTTCCGGACTCGCCGTATGGGCGCTACCGGATGCAGCTGCTCTACGGCAATCTTGAGGGAGGATTTGTCGGCCCAAACCTAACCTTAGCGCAGCGCGCAGCGGTCGAGCCGGAATTTCAGAAGTACGTCCGCACCGCCGTCTGTGATGCCGAAGGTCGTTTCAGTTTCAGTCGCCTGCCCGAAGGCCGGTACTATATCATCGCGACGGTTGCCTGGGAGGCTGCGACCGGATGGGGCGGCAGACTCGAGGTGCAAGGCGGTGGGGTCATGAAGAGCGTCTCGCTGGCGAACGACGACCAGCAATCCGTCATCGTCACTTGGTGACTAGCGGTGTAGGCGGGTCGGCAGCTCAACGGCGTGGATCGCCTTCACGCTGCTTGCGGAGTACCGCAGCTCCCCCTCTTCGCCCGGAGGGGGGTTGTACTGGAAGGCAAACACCTGGCCATCGCGTTGGCCTCGGTAATTCTTGATCAGTGCGGATCCGTCATGAAACTCGATGAGGCAGTCCTGGCCGCGACCGGGTGGCAATCCGAGCCGAGCAATCACGGATTCGCCTGCGAAGTAACGCGGCTCCATGCTGTCGCCAATCACCCGAACGACTATTAGATCGCCTATCCCATTCCAAAGTGGCGGCGCATCGACCCAGTCGATGACCTGACCAGCATTGATCGCAATGCGTTCGTTGCCGCCGGCGGCTGCGTATCCATAGACGGGAATGCGACGAGGAGCGCCCACGCGTCTCGTTGATAGGCTCTCAACCGTCGCATCGCGATCCAGCTTCTCGCCGAAAAACTCCTCGATCTTGATCAGCTCATCAGCTTTCAGCCGGCGATCGCCCTTGAGCGTCTTCGTCAGGCTCGACGGGTCGAGCCCTAGGTGACGCGCGAGGGCGGCCTGCGAGCGCTTCATGGCTCTCAGACGCTGCGGGATCTCGGTGATTTCCATAGCCGCTAGCATGGAAGATTTTTCCGCAACGCGTCCCTTGAGGTTTTTTCCAAATCAGTTCAGCCGTGGATGTGGAAATAACATCTAGACGGATTTTCCATAATGGCAACGCCCGAGACGCCTGCCGCCCTCGCTGTTCGCCTGCTGGGCCTGATTGATGTCGCCCATGCCTGTGGCCTGACGACGGACGCAGTCCGGAAATGGCTCAAGAGCAAGGGTGGCTTCATCCCAGCCCAGCACCAGGCCAATGTGCTGACGCTAGCCAGGCAAAAGGGCGTTCAGCTTCGTCCGGCCGACGTTGTTGCGGGTTGGGTCGATGCGTCTGACGCTGCGCTGCCCCTGCATTCCGCGGTGCAGGCCTAATGTCTCAGGCTCAGCCCAACAGGTCCTCTGTGAGCTCGACCTGCTCGAGGGCTTGCGCGGCTGTTGATGTCGCGAACTCGCAGAGCGCTCGCGCTCTAGCTAGAGCTGATCGCGCCTCCAAGACTTCCTCTTGCATCAGCGTGTATCGCTCGGCGCGCCCGCAGACGCATTCGCTCTTTACCCGCCCGGTCAGCAACAATCGCAAGTCGTTGAGCACGCGCTCAACGGCCTTCTCCCTTTCGCTCAACATTCGCTTTACTCCACGTGCGACAACTCGTCACACGTGCATTTCAAGGCGCGGCTTAAATTCTTCGCAACCAGAAATCACCTTTTCAGGTTGCGACAATGCGACTCAGTTGACCTTCGGTTGCATTTGCGGTTTACGGCCGATTTTCGCCGATCAGGCGAAGCTTGCACGCCAAGGGGGGAAAAACTCCCGCCCCGCGCGTCTCGGTCCCGCCGCCGCTCTGGCCGTTCCTCGTTTCGGGGAGGCGGCGGCGTGAAGGGGCCGATCTCCGAACCAATGTTGGACGACGATCGGCTGGTGGTTCAGCTTGCCGGCCGCGCGCTAGGGGTCCTGCGACGCTTCAGAGATCGTCAGCGCTCTATCCGCGATCGCGCGAAGGATCGACGCAACCTCGGCACGCCGGAAGCGCCGCTCGGGAGCGAGCCCGTCTTCGTTGCCTTCAAAGGCGAACGGGAGTGCGTCGGCCAGCACCTTAGCGGCTTCCGGGCCATGGTCCCCCATTCTGTCCGCGATCAGGAAGGTCACGGCAAATCGGAGCGCTTCGATCTCTGCCTCCGGCGATGGCCGACCTTTTTCCATTTCAGCTGCTCCGTGGTGGGTGACGGCTCCATGGAAAGCCGAGTCGGCGGGAGCGGCCAAACCGCCTCCGCCGGCGAGGGCCTCGCCGTGCGAAACCTGACGGTTGCCCTTGCGCGCGATCTAGTTTCGGGGAGGTCCGGTCGTGACGTTCGGCGATAAGGTTCTGACCGGCTTCAGGCCTGGTGACACGGTTTGGCTAGGCGTCGGCCGCGCCCTTGACATTGACATTGCCCGTTTGCGCGCTGAGCTTCTTCGAGGCTTCACCCAGCTTGTCGAGGACCAGGTTCCGCCCTCGCGTGAACTGGTCGCGCCGAATTGGCCGGCGATCTCGGCTGCTAATGCCGTTGACCGTGGCGGCCGCGATCCTTGGGCCCATGCTGGCGGCGTACATGTAGTTGCGCACTGCGGGCTCAAGCCTGTCGATGTTCTTGAAGGCGTCAGCGCCCGCGCTGAGGATCGCGGCGTCAAGCTGAACATGGGTGTCCACGACACCAGTCAGAAAATCCAAGATGCGCTGCTGGCGCGCGACGGTGGCTTCCAGGCGCTTCACCTGCGCCTTGAGTTCACTGACTTCACTCATCGGTTCGGTTCCTTTCAGTTGAGCATCGGAAGGAAACCGCGAGTCGGCGGGGGCGGTGAACCCGCCTCCGCCGAGGGCGGTGACGCATGAAGCGCCGTCTGCCCGAGCCCAGCGCAGAGGATCTGGCCAAGTGGTCGAGGTTGACCAAGGCCGCCCGCGCCCAGGCGAATACGCCCCTGGCCTGGGCCGGAGACCTGGGCAAGCGCGCCAAGTCCGCTGGCCGCGCCCAGGTGCCGCCGGCCTTCTGTTTCAAGGGCTCTCCGTTTCAGCGCCTTGTCGAGCTCGGCAAGGTCTTCGCAGGCCTTCATCCCGATCAGCGCGCGACGCGCGCGGCTGACCTGCAAACCCTGGCCGACCAGGTCGACTCGGCTCTGGCCTCCCGGCCGACCCTGCGCCGGCGCGCGGATCTGGACGACTGACATGCGTCCACGCCGCGCCTTCACCGTTGAACAGGCTCGCCGAAAGGAAGCGATGACGCCGCATGTCCGGTGTCGTCGGCTGGCCCTGCAGGCGCTGCGCCTGGGCGGCGAGGCGCTGGGCGAGTTGAACGGCGCGCGGCCCGATCCGACAGGCGCGGCTCGCTGGAGCCTGATCGGCTTCAGCGACGAGCTGGCCAATGCGCCGCCAATGCTGCCGGCGGCCTTGAACACGCCCGACGGGCTGCGGGCCTGGGCGGTGTTGATCGCCTGCGGCCGCGCCTTCGTCGCTGCGACGCCCCGCGGTCGCAGGGGCTTCGCGCCCGCGCTGATCGCGGCCGCCCAGTTGGTCGAGGATATGTTCCAGGAGCCGCGCTCGTGACCCAGCTCACCAAGAAGGACGTCGAGATCCTCAACCTGAAGGCCGCCCGCATGTCGACGGCCTCGATCGCCATGATGACCGGCTGGTCGGAGGCCAAGGTCTATAACCGGCTGACCGATCTGCGCGTGTTCTCGGCGGCCGACGCCCTGGAGCGCCTGGCTGGCGGCTCGGCGTTCAGCCTGGCCGGGCTCAGCGCCTTCGCGGCGCCTGAGTTTGGCCTGCTCCTGTCGGCCATGGCCGCGGCTGTCGCCGAGGCCGTCCACCGCGCCCCCTTGCCCCCGGCCCGCGAGGTTCCCCTCGTTGCGCCCGCGCGACCGGCGCCCACTCCGGCCCGCGTCCCGCGCGCGCCGCCGAAGCCGCGCGCCGAGGCGCGATCTGCCGTTCAGCCTTCCACGGACCGCGCGGCGATGGCCGCGCATCGTCCCAGGTCCGTGGCGCCCATGCCGACGTCGAAGCCGCTTTCCTCCCCTCGAGGCGCGCTGAGGCTCAGGCCCGTCAGCCAACGGGTCGCGGTATGGGCAGGCCACTTCCGCCGGGCGTCGTGGCCCTTGGCGGAAGTGGCCGACCTTTTCGATGTGGCCGAGGACGACCTGGCGCTGGCGTTGGGCGAGGCCGCATGAGCTCAAAGCCCTCCCGCGCCGTGATGGAAGGCCGCGCGCCTGCGCTCGTAGAGCTGGACGACGCCAAGACCGCCCTCTATCGCGCCCTGGACTTCTTCCCGACCCCGCCATGGGCCGGTCGCGCCGGCGGCGAGGTCGTGCTGCGCGCCGATCCCTTGGCCCAGTCGATCGACGAACCGGCCTGCGGCGAGGGCCACATGGCCTTGCCGCTTGGCGAGCGCTTCCGCGTGCGCCCCACCGATATCCATCCGCACGGCTTCGGTGGGGTCGAGGACTTCCTGGATCCCCGCGCCAGGGCCAGCCAGATCCGGCCCGACTGGGTCGTCACCAATCCGCCGTTCAAACACCTCGACGCCTTCGTTGAGCGCGGCCTGCAGGTCGCGACGCGCGGGGTGGCCTTGCTGCTGCGCACGACGGCGCTGGAGAGCGAAGGCCGGTACGACCTCATGCGTCGGCTCTCAGTGCAGGAGACGTTCTCCGAGCGCGTTTCCATGCGCCTCGGCTACTGGGATCCGGACGGCAGTTTCGCGACCGCCTACTCCTGGTTCGTCTGGATGCGTCCCGAGGCCGAGGCGGCCTCGCCGATGGCCGAGGCGATCGGCGCCTGCCGCCGCGCGGGGGGCTGGCTGAGCGCGCTGATCCCGCCAGGCACCAAGTCGCGCCTGTCTCGCCGCGAGGATATCGCCCGCTTCGCGCCGCCGGCGCCCATGCCGCTGTTCGACGGCCTCGATCCTACGAGCGGCGCTCGCATGGGGGCCCCATGAGCGACCAGGACCTTTTCGATCGCGCCAAGGCCCGGATCTCGATCGAGGATCTGGCGGGCAAGGTCACCAAGCTGCGGGGTAACGCCAACCAGCAGCGGGGCGCGTGCCCGATCCAAGGCTGCGGGTCGAAGTCCAAGACGGTCCCATTCGCGGTGTGGCCGAAGACGGGACGTTTCCGCTGCTACAGCTGCGGCGCCTGGGGCGATGTGGTCGATCTCGAGCACCAGCTGGGCGGCGGATCCTCGGCCGACGCGGCCCGCCGGCTGCTGGGCGAGGGTTTCCAGCCCTCCAAGCCGCGCCGGGCTTACACGCCGGAAGATCGCCAGGCGGATGACCGCAAGCGCCAGAGCTTGGCGCAGCGCATGTGGCGGGAGGCGCGTCCTATCCTGGGCACGCTCGCCGAGAAGTACCTGCTAGGCAGGGCGATTCACCCCGCCGTCGTGGCGCGCGCGGCGGCGCGGCTGCGGTTTCATCCCGCCGCTCTCCACAGCTTCGACGAGGGCGCCCAGGACTGGGTTCGGGCGCCAGCGCTGATCGCGAGCGCCGAGACCGAGCGCGGCCCGACCGGGGGCGTCCATTGCACCTACCTGCTGCGGGACGGCTCGGGTCGCGACAAGGCCCTGGGCAAGAAGATGTGGGGCGTCCACGTCGGGCGAGACGGACGGCCTGCCGGGGCCTGGCTGATCGGCCCGGAGCTCGAGGGTTTCGCCTGGACGCCGCTTGTCCTCGGCGAAGGGATCGAGACGACGCTTTCCCTGGCTTCGTTGGCTTGGATGCAGGGCCGTCGCGTTCGGGCGGTGGCGGCGCTTTCGCTGTCTCGCCTGCAGGGCGGTGTCGAGCGCGATGATCAGGGCTGCCTCGATCTCGATCATCCCAAGGCCGACTTGAGCGTCCGGCCTTTCATCTGGCCTCCGCCGGGGGCTCAGCCGTGGCCTGAGGTGTTGGTCGGGATCGATCACGACATGAAGCCCCTCAAAGTCATGGGGCGAACCGGCCGGGGTCGATCCGTGCCGATGATCTTGGACGCGGAGGCGCGAGCGGCCCTCTGCGCATCCCTCGTGAAGCAGCACTGGCGGGCGGCCGGCGAGCCGAACGTCCGCACTCTGCTGCCGCCGCTCAACAGCGACTGGAACAACGAATTGCAACGCCGTGTCGAGCGTGAGCTCGCGCGGTCGGGGGCGTGCGCGTGACGGAAGAGACTGCCAACGATTTCGACGATTTCGGCGGGGAGGCGCCGGCCCAGGACGCCGGCGAGCCCGCGGGTTATGAGCGGCTGAACCTGGTCGAGCCCGAGGACGGCGGGGACGCCGATGACGACACCGGAAAGGGCTTGAAGGGCTTCCCCAATCCGGAGGTCGAGGAGTGTCCAGTGGTCCCGCTGGGCCACTACGGCGGCAAGGTCGTGTTCGCCATGCCCGAGGGCGAGATCCGGCATGAGGCGGCCGCCAAGATCGGGCAGATGCTGCGCGGCGATATCTTCGCCAGCGAGGCCGGATCCTCGTTCCTGACGTACTGGCGCGACAAGGCCGACAAGTTCCATCGCGAGCTCGCGGCGATCTGGTTTGTCCGGAAGTGCCGCGAGGCCGGCTATTGGGACGCCAACCGAGAGGTTCGCTTGCTGGGTGTGTGGCCAGGCGCGGAAGGCGCGCCCGTCCTTCACCTGGGCGACGAGGTCTGGCTGTTCGGCGGCAAGAAGGTCGAGAAGCGGTCGGTCGCCGACATGATGCGGGCCAAGAGCGGTCCGCTCTATCGCGTCAAGCCGCCGGCGCCGAGGCCGGCAACGCGCGCCACGGCCGCCGACGGCGCCTGGGTTCGTGAGCAGCTGGACCTCTGGGCGTTCGAGGATCTCGATGGCGAGGGGCTCACGGGCGCGGACATTCTGGCCGGCTGGCTCTTGCCGGCTCTGCTCGGCGCCGTCGCCCCGTTCCGTGGGCACTTGATCCTGTTCGGGCCTCCGGAGGCCGGCAAGACGACCCTGATCAAGTTCATGCGCGAGCTGGCTTCCGCGCTGGCGGCCGAGGTGCTGGACAGCTTCTCCGAGGCCGGCTTCCGCGCCGACATCTCGGGCATGGCCCGCCCTGCCTTCCTGGATGAGGCCGAGGCCGCGTCCGATGGCAACGGGCCAGGCCCCGTCGAGCAGGCCCTCGGCGTCCTGCGCAGCATGGCGACCGATCGCGGCATGGTGCGCAAGCAGGGCGGCATGGACGGGGGCACCCTGACCCAGACCGCCGTCGGCGCGGTGATGTTGGGCGCGGTGACGCCGCCAAAGCTCGAGTCGGCCGACGCCACGCGGATGGTCGAGATCCGCCTGCGGCCCATCCCCCGCACCCCCGAGGGCGGCAAGGATTCGTCGTCGGACGTGAAGACCGCTCGGGAAAGGGCGCGCAAGTTGGCCCCGGCCCTGCTGGGCAGGGCGCTGCTGGGCGCGGGCCGCTACCTCGAGGACGTAGCGACCATCAAGGCAGCGCTGCGGCGGGCGGGCGAGAGCCCGCGAACGGGCGATCTGGTGTCGATGCTGGCGGCGGGCCGAAGGCTACTGCTCTTCGACAAGGCACTGACGCCGGAAGAGGCCGACGAGGAAGTGGTGTTCTGGTCGCCGCTGATCCGCCAGCGCCTCGCCCAGGACGGGGTCAAGAACGTGGGCGCCGAGGCCTTCGCCCATCTGATGGCGGCGGAAAGTTCGCTCTACAGGTCGGATCGCCGGCTCTCGATCGGCGCGATGGTCGAGCGCCTGGTCAAAGGCGATCGCGACTATGTCGACGTGCTCAAGGGCTATGGGTTGCAGCTGTGGGAGGATAGCGACCCACAGGCCTGGGAGGCCGCCCGTGGCGGGCCACAGGGGCGGCCTGGGCCTTTCCTGATCGTCTCGAACAGCCATCCGGCCTTGGAGAAGATTTTCGCCGGCACGCGATGGCGTGACTGGCGACGCTCGCTCTCGATCCTGGATGACCTTGGCGACGCCTTCCGCACCTGGCCGACCAAGCCCCTGCGCTATGGCGCGGGCGTGAAGCAGCGCGGCCTCGCCATCCCCCTCACCCCCTTGTTGGACGGCGTGCCCGGTGGCGGGCGTACCAGGGTCGTTCCTACCAGCGTTCCGGAGGAAGACATTGTCTGGTAAGCGAAATCCGCCGCCCGGAACGGGTGGAACGCATGGAACGGTATCCTCTCTCCTGCATGAGCAGGCGGGCGCGGGAACATGCATGTCCGTTCCATGCGTTCCATCCGTTCCACCTTCTATTTCTTTTAAGACTATCAAAGAGATAGATAGGAACGGTCCCCGGAACGCCCCGGAACGCCGCTCGTGGTATGTCGCTCAGGTGGCCGCGAAGATGGAGATGCAGGCCGTCGAGCTGCTCGATGGCCAAGGCGTTCCGGCCTATTGCCCCGTCGAGACCCACCTGAGCCGTCACTCCCAGGCTCGCCGCCGGAAGCGCTACATGATCCCGCTGCTACCGCGCTATCTGTTCGTCCGCTTGCCGGTCGAGGGCGATGGCGCTGTCGGTGGCATGGACGCGGTCCGCAAGGCCCTGGGCTCGGCGTTCCTCGGCCTGGTGGCGGTGGCGGGCAATCCGCGCCCGGTGGCCGATCGTTGGATCGAGGCCCTGTCGCTGGCCGAACGGGCTGGCGCGTTCGACTATCAGCCCCGTGGCCGGCCGAACTACGCCAAGGGTGAGCAGGTCCGGATCATGACCGGGGCCATGGCCGGCCGCATCGCTGAGATCGTGGCCAACAAGAACGGCCGCCTCAAGTTGGTGCTCGAACCGCTCGATGCCCGAGGCCAGGTGATCGACAACGCCCGTCCCTTGCGGGTGAAGGTCGAGCCCGACGCGGTCGAGCCCGCCAACCCGACACCGGCCGCGCCGCCCGAGACGGGCCTGTGGCCGCCCGCGCCTGATATCACTCCATAACCCCACCTATTGCGTTCGGCCTCGAATAGCGGCACAAGATGGGCCAATGGCCCCGCTATCCGGGGTCGCGGACGATGGCCCAGGGCTTCAGCCCGATAAGACCGACCGCCCTCGAGCGGCAGGCCACCCGGTTCGGAGGCAAGGCAAGCGCCCAAGCCCTCCCGAGCGCGCTAGCGCAGCATTGCCGGAAGCCAACCCACTGAACCACAAGGGCTTTTTTGCCCTCCGACACTCCGCCCCATAGGGTTCGACGGGTCCTTCCCTGGCCGCCCGGCGTATACGGTACAACGGAGCGCGACCTCGAAATGATCGCTCCATCGGCGAAAACATTATGAGTGCCAACCACTTATAGCCCCGGAGGTCTGCCTTATGACCGCCGAAACCCCCGAAAATACGGCTGGCTGGGTCTCTCAAACGGAGGCCGTCCGCCTCCTGGCCGAGCGTGGCGACGAAATCAGCCAGCCGGCGCTCAGCCAGTACCTGAAAAAGCACCCCGAGGTCGCCCGCCAGGACCAAGGACCGGGCAAGCCTACGCGAATCGATTTTCCCAGCCTGGTGCGTTCGCGGGCGACGCGGCGCGGACGCGGTCCGTCGTCGACGCCGACGCCGGTCCAGGACCTTCCGCTCGGCGATGCTCCGCCCCTGGTGCTCGTCGCGTCGCAACCCGACGCCGCGACGGCCGCTGACGCTCCGGCCTCCGATCCGCCGCCCCGGGATTCGACGTTCAGCAACGAGCTGGCCAAGCGCAAGGCAATTGCCGAGACCGAGACTGCGGAGTTCAACGCGCGATCGGCGCGGATCCGCGCGCAGGAACTTGAGGGTCGCCTGATCGACAAGGACGTCGCCCAGTTGGCCTTCCAGGCCGCCGGCGTGGCGCTGATGCGGGCCATGGAGGACAACCGCCGCCGGACGCTGGATGACATCCGAGTCGCGCGCGACGGTCGCGAAGCCGACCAGGCGATGCGGAAGTACGAGACCACGGTGCGAGCGGCGTTCGCATCCGCCCTAAGCGACCTGGCCCTGGCGGCCGATCCGGTGGCCCTGGCCGCTCAATGAGCTTTTCCTGGACGGGCGGCGAGGCCAAGGCCGCCGCCGCGCTCTTCCTGGCGCTCGCTCAGGTCGTCGCGCCCATGCCCGATGAGCCGATCTACGTCTGGGCCGAGAACCGGGTCTACATTCCGGCCGAGGCGAACACCTCTCGGCCGGGTCTGCTGTCGTGGGACGGCGTCGAGTACTGCCTCGAGCCGCTGGAGCGCCTGAAGTTCGACGATCCCGCGCCGCGCGTGCCCGTGATGGCCGCCGGCCAGACCGGCAAGTCGAACATCGGCGTGGTCTGGGTGTCCTGGATCATCTGCCGTTCGCCCCGGCCCATCGGCCTGGGCCTACCCAACCGCGCCAAGGCCCAGGCCTTCAACAGCAAGAAGCTTCAGCCGGTCATCGACAAGACGGAGGACCTGCGTGACCGGGTCGTTCCGGAGGGCACCCGCAAGGCCCGCGCCTCGACGACGATCCAGAAGAACTATCCCGGCGGTTCGCTGACGATGTTCTCGGCCTCGTCGGTGAACGATCTGCAGTCGGAAAGCTTCGGCGCCTTGTGGCTGACCGAAACCCCGAACTTCAAGGCCGAGGTCGGCTCGCGCGGTTCGCCGATGACCCAGGCCCGGGTTCGCATGGACGCCTGGGAAGCCGCCGGAACCAAGGAGCTGCACGAAAGCACGCCCGGCGAGGAAGGCGAGTGCCCGATCTCAGCTGACTACCTGGCCGGCGACCAGCGCGAGATCTACCTGGCGTGCCCACACTGCGACCACAGCTTCCGGATCGACTGGGAAGACTTCGTGGTCCCGTCGGATCCGTCGGAAGAGCCCTATGTCGTGCCGCCCTGCTGCGGCCCCACGGACGGGACAATCATCCTCGAGCGCGACATGCCCGCGCTCAAGCGCGTCATCCGCCGACGCCTCGAGGCCGAAGCGATCCTGACGCCAGAGACGTTCGCGCAGATCACCGACGACCTGGCCGCCGGCTACCTGCCGACCTTCGTTTCGCAGGATCCCGCCAACCCACCTCCGCCTCGGGCGGTCCCCAAGGCGGAGTTCACCCGCTGGCGTGACCGCCCCGTCGAAGGTCGCCTCAACAGCTACCATTTCTGGCAAGTCCTCTCGCCCTTCAAGACCTGGCGCGGGATCGCCCAGGACTATCGGGACGCCGAGGGAAATCCGTCCGAAGAGGCGGCCTTCCGCCAGCAGAAGCTGGGCCTGCCGACTGTCTCGGGCGTCAAACCGCCGGACCACCAGGTCCTGGTCGAGACCGCTAAGGCGATCGGCGTCATTCCAGGCCGGATCCCGCCCGGCACATGCTGGCTTTCGGGCCAGGCCGACATCCAGGGCGACCGGATCGAATGGGCCGCCTATGCCCATGGCCCGACCTTCATGGCGCGGATCGACCGCGGCGTAATCGAGAAGGATCCTCTGACCGTCGATGCCTGGGCTGACCTCGCCGAGATCGTCAAGCGCCGGTACGAGGGCGATCACGTGCGCCCGCTAGGCTTCGACGCCTTCGGTGTGGACTCGGGCGGCGTGGAAGGCGTCACCCCTCGGGTTTACGAGTTCACCCGCGGCCGGGCGAACGTCTATGCCATCAAGGGCGCGACCAGGCCGATCCCGTCGGGCCTGCCGACCGAGCTGAAGAAGCACAAGGGCAAGGACACCAAGCAGCGGACGATCACCGTCGATCTGCTGCTAGTCGATGGCTACGTGATCAAGCGCTACATCGCGCTCGGCCTGCAGCAGTTCGTGGCCAGCGCCGAACTGACCGCGCCCTTGCCGGGCGCGATCCTGTTCGAGGACGACGCCACCGAGGAAGACTTCAAGCAGCTCACCGCCGAAGTGTTCAAACGCGCCGTCGACGCCAAGCCCGGCCAGCGAGGCGAGTGGCACCAGACGGGGCCGAACGAGCAGCTCGACCTGGCCGTCTACGGCTGGGCCTTGGCCTACCAGAAGCGCGTCCACACCTGGGACGCCGCCCGCTGGGAGATGATGTTCAAACAGCGCGCGCGCGTCGACGAGACCGCGCCCGCGCCGCTCGAGGCCCTGTGGTCCGCCGACGCCCAGCCCGTGCCGAAGGCCGAAACCGCCCCCAACCCCGGGACCGAGCGCCGGTCCCTGTTCAGCCGCCGGAGTGAGACCTGATGGCCCTTACCGCCGAGGAACAGTCGCGTCTCGAGCGGCTGAAGTCCGACTACGACAAGCTGGTCTCAGGCAATCGCGTGTCGGTCACCCAATCCTCCGGCCGCCGCGTCGAGTTCGGCCAGGCCGATCCCGGCCGCCTGAAGGCGGAGATCGACGCTCTCGAAGCCAAGGCCGCCCCCGGCGGCCGTCAACGCGGCGCCCTGCGGTTCCGCCTCTAGCCTAGGAGACTTCCATGGACGATCAAAACCCCGCCGCCGCCAATCCGGCCGACAAGATCCTGGACAACCTGGACGCCTTCGCCGGCGTCGTCGTCCAGATCCTGACCGGCGGCGCCTATCCGCTGAGCTCGGCCCAGGCGCGCCAGCTGCTGCAAGCCGAGGGCGCGCTGAAGGGCTCGACCGCGAAGGTTCGCGAACTTCTGGACGGTAGTTCCGACGAGGACTTCTCGGCCGCCGGCTTCATGGAGGGGTTCGATGGCCGTTCCGGCGTTTCCGAGGCGGTTGAGGAGCGATTGATCGCTCACAGCCAGGAGCTCTCCAAGTACCTGACCGCATTCGACGCGACCCTGCGCGAAAGCGTTCAGACCTCGCTCAACCTCGTCGGCGAGGCGCAGGGCGCTCAGCTCAAGGCGGCTGATGAGCGTTTCCATCTGCTCGAGGAACGCTTCGCCGCTGTCGAGAAGGCTCTGGCCGCCTCGAGCACCAAGACCAAGGGCGGCAAGATCGTCGAACCGACGCTGCTCGACCCGCCGGCGGCCGCCCCGGCCGCCGACGCCGCGCCGGAGGCCTAAGCCGCCATGGCCCTGCTGCACCCTTCCGGCCGGGAAATCACCCGGCAAGAGATCGCCCGCGCGCGGGCCTCGGCCAATGCCGGTGAGGGTCGGCGGGGCCATGCCTATCAGGGCGCCGACGACAACGGCGTCTGGACCGCCAATTGGCCAGCGCGCCTGCAGTCGGCCGACCGTGATTGGCTGCCCGCCCGGAACATGTCCGTGGCGCGCGCCCGCGACTTGGTCAACAACGAGCTCGGCGGCCGCTCGATCATCTCGCGCCGGCGCAACGCCGCGGTCGGCCGGGGCTGGCGCCGCTCCTCCCGGCCCTCGGCCCGCGCGCTGGGAATCACCAAGGAGCAGGCCCGCGAGCTAGGCCAGGCGATCGAAGTCGAGTGGGATCTCTACGCCTACGGCCACAATTTCAGCTGTGACGCCGAGCGCCGGTTCACGTTCGGCCAGCTGCTGCGCGTCGCCGCGACCCACCTGATGCAGGACGGCGAGTTCCTGGCCATTGTCGAGTGGGCCGAGGAAGAGCCGACCAAGTACAAGACCCGCCTGCGCATGGTCGATCCCGACCGTCTGTGCAACCCGCGCGGCTTGGCCGACAACGCGCAGATCGGGGAGGGCCATACGATCCGCGGCGGCGTCGAGTACGACGCCAACAACATCCCCGTCGCCTACTGGATCCGCGAGCGCCATCCGAACGACGTCGGCCTGGCCGTCGCCATGTCGGAGCCTACGCGGTGGGAGCGCTTCGCCCATCCCCTGGGCCGCGCCCAGGTCCTGCACGGCTTCGATCCGGAGCGCGCCGGCCAATCGCGCGGCGTCAGCGCCTTCGCCTCGGCGCTGAAGGGCTTCCGGGCGCTGTCGCGCTTCTCGGACGCCACGCTGCAGAGCGCCGTCATCAACGCCCTGGTCGTCGGCTTCATGCAGTCGAGCTCGGGTCCCGAGGCCGTGAGCGAGAGTTTCACCGCCGAGGACCTGGCCGCGTTCGAGGGCGACCGCGAGGAGTTCTACAAGAAAAGCCCGGTCAAGATCGGCGAGGCCATTCTGCCCGTGCTGCCGCTGGGCGACGAGCTGAAGCTGGCCACCGCCAGCAAGGACGTCGGCCAGTTCGACGCCTTCTTCCGCTCCATCTATCGCCTGATCTGCGCCACGCTGGGCGTCACCTACGAGGAAGGGTCGATGGACTACTCCTCGACCAACTATTCGTCGGCCCGCGCCGCCATGATCCCGGCCTGGAAGGAAACCGAGGCCTTCATGGGCACGATCGACGCCATGCTGGCCACGCCCTTCCATGCCGCGTGGCTGGAAGAGGCGTTCGAGGTCGGCCATATCGCCCCGGCCAATGACAACGCCCCCAGCTGGTACGAAGCGCAGGAAGCCTACGCCAAGGGCCGCTGGATCGGCCCCGGCCGCGGCTACATCGACCAGACCAAGGAAGTCACCGCCGCTGCCGGCCGCCTCGAGGCGATGATCTCGACGCTCGAGGACGAATGCGCCGAGCAGGGCAAGGATTTCGTCGAGGTCCTGGATCAGCGCGAGTACGAGATGTCGCTGATCGCCGATCGGCCGCACCTAGCCGCCGCGATGGCGGCTGGCATGAACCCGCTGACGGGCCAGGCCGCTGCGCCAGCCCCGCCCGAGGGCCAGGTCGCGCCGGAGGACGCCCGTCCCGCCGCGCGTTCGGCGCTCGCCCAAATGCGCGCGACGGCGGACTCGCCGGCGCACGAAGCCTTCCTGGACGCCCGTCCCGCCGCCTGAGGCCCCCGATGACCGTGAACGCCGCCCTCCTGGCGACGCGCTATGCGCGCCGCCCGCTGCTGCTCGAGCCCGCCGCCGCTTTGCGCCTGGCCGAGCAGATCCGAACCCTCGATGGCCGCGCCTTTGCGCGCCCTGGTCGCCTGCAGGCATTTCTGCGCCGCGTCGGCCTGGCTGGCAGTCTCGATCGCGACGCTGCGAGCGCCGCTCGCATCCAGGCGATGGAGGATGATGACTACGCCCCGCCGCCGCCCATGGACGAGCGCTTGGCCTATACGCCGTTGTGGGCGGGGGATCCCGAGGACCTTGGTTATTGCTGGGCTCTGAAGGACGGGATCGCGCTGATGCAGTGCGACACGCCGCTGGTCGAGCGCGGCGAGGAGTTCTGCGGCGTCGTCTACCACGGCTATGACACGCTGAAGGCGGCGATCGCCGAGGCGTCCGCTGATCAGCGGGTGCGCGGGATCTTCATTCGCATGAACTCGCCAGGCGGGGTCGTCGCCGGCGGCCTGGCCTCCCTCGCCAAGTTCATGCGCGAGGTTCGCGCCACGGGAAATGCGACCGGTAAGCCGATCCATGTGCACGCCGACATGGCCTGCAGCGCCGCCTATTGGATCTCGGCCCAAGCTGACCGCATCACGGCGCCCAAGGTCGGCCTGGTCGGCTCGATCGGCGCGGTCCTGATCCACGAAAGCTACGAAGAAGCCCTGAAGGAATACGGCCTCGAGGTCACCGCGATCCAATTTGGCTCGCAGAAGACCGCCGGTAACTGGTGGTCGAAGCTGTCGCCGGAGGCCCGCGCCGACCTGCAGGCTGAAATCGACCAGGTGGGCCGCGATTTCGTCGCTGACGTGAGCCAGGGCCGGCCGGCCCTTACCCAAGAGGCCCTGATCGCCACCCAGGCCCGCGTTTTCCTTGGCGATCACGACGAGGCCGCCCGATCGGGCCTGCAACTCGCGTTCGTCGACGCCATCCGCAGCGAGGAAGAGGCCTTCGAGGACCTCTACGCGGAGGTGTCGCCCCCCGAACCGGCGCTTGTCGCCGCGACCGCCGTCTCGGGCTCCGCCCGGGACGCCTCAACCTCCCGAAAGGAGACGCCCATGGCCGTTTCGGCCCCTAACCAAGCGGCCCAAGCGGCCCAAGCGCGCAAGGCGGCGAAGCTGAAAGAGCTAAACGCCCAACAGGCGCGGATTTCGGCGCAAATCGCCGCCCTCAAGGCTGAAGCCGCGCCGGCGGAAGAGACGTCCGATGAAACGCCGCCGGAAGAGGCTCCGGACGAGGACGAAACGGATCCCGAAGGCGACGGAACGCCCGACGAGGACGTCGATCCGGAGCTGCCCGAGGTCGAGGACGAACAGCAGGGTGCGGACGCCGCCGCGATCGCCAAGAGCGCCGAGGCCAAGGCTAACCCCGCCGGCGCGATCGCCGCCATCGAGGCCGGTCTCACCCTGCAGCAGTTCAAGGCCCTCTCGGGCTCGGGCGCCATGGCGTCGGCCGCCAAGCGCTCGCCCCTGGCCGAAGCCATGGCCGGCGCTCGCCGCCTGGGTCCGGACGCCAAGGCCGGCGGCGCTCAATCGCCGCTGGTCGAGTCCGCCAAGCGGATGCGCGCCGACGCCACCTCCAAGACCGGCTGATCCGCCAGCGCCTGGCCGGCGGGCGGTTTCGCGCCGGCGCTCCCCTTAATCTTCTGAAGGACCCAGTCCCATGGACGTTGTGAAGTTCACCAAGCCCCGCACCGAGGGCGACCTGATCGCGATGGAGCTCGAACCGAACTACTGCCGCGATGAAGTGACCTATCTCGCCGGCTCGGGTTCGATCCGCGCCATCGCCCAATTCGCCGTGCTCGGCGCGATCCTGACCGGCACGCCCACGGTTTCCGCCGCTGCCGCGGTTTCGCCGAACGGCGGCACGCCCGGCAACGGCGCCGTCGGTTCGCTGACCGCCGACGCCGGCGCGATGGAAGGCGTCTACCAAGTGCTGATCATCGAGCCCGCCGCCAATGGCGGCACGTTCGAGGTCCAGCGCCCCGACGGCACCGTCGACGGCGCCGGCGTTATCGGCACGGCCTACAACGGCATGATCAATTTCACCCTCGCCGACGGGGCGAATGACTTCGTCTCGGGCGATCGGATCGCGATCACCGTCGACTACCCGCTGACCGGCGCGCGCAAGTTCGCCGCGATCGACTTCTCGGCTGCCAACGGGCTGCAGAACGCCGCCGGCATCGCGCCGAAGGCCTACAGCGTGCCGGACGGCTCCGACCTGACCGGCGTGGCGCTGCGCCGGGGTCCGATGCTTGTGCGCGCCGAGGAGCTGGCCTGGCCGGCCGGCGCCACCGCCGACCAGAAGGCCGGCGCCACCGCGCAGCTGGCCAGCCTGGGCATCGTCGTCCGCACCAGCGGCTAAGCGCCCCCGCCTTCCTCGCCCGCCCTTTCAATCATCCAAGGATCCGAGACAATGCCCACCGCTGTGATCACGCCCGATACGGGCCCGATCTCCATGCCGTTCACCGACATCGAGCTGACCAACTCGATCAACCTCCTGCCGGCACCGTTCGGCCAGTTGGAAGCCGACGGCTACTTCCCCGCCGAACCTCTGGCGACCCAGTTCTTCGAAATCGACATCGACAACGGCGTGGTCAGCGCTCTGCCGGTGACCGACGGCGGCCCGGCCACCCTGGCCAAGCACGGCTCCGCCGAGGCGCGGATCTTCAAGGTTCCGCAGATCGAGCACCTGGACAACGTCCGCGCCAACGACATCCGCGGCTGGCAGTCGCTGGCCGGGCGGTCGCGCAACCCCGCGACCCTCGCCGACCTGGTCAACCGTCGCCTGCTGACGTTCAAGCGCAAGTTCAACCTGACGCTCGAGCTGATGCGGACCTCGGCCATCAAGGGCGTGGTCGTCGACGGCAAGGGCAACGAGGTGATCAACCTCTTCACCGCCTTCGACGTGACGAAGAAGATCGTCTACTTCGACCTGGACAACGCCAGCGCCGACATCCAAGGCGCCTGCGATCGGGTCTGGCAGCTGATCACCCAGGACCTCAGCGACGAAACCATGACGGTCGTCATGGCGAAGGTGTCGCGCCAGTTCTTCAACAAGTTCATCCAGCACCCGAAGGTCGAGAAGTTTTGGCTGCAGGCCGAGCAGGCCCTGCAGCTGGCCAACGTCGCCCGCGGCACGGACGGGGGGTTCCGCCCCCGTCAGTTCACCTTCGGCAACATCGTGTTCCAGGAGTACTCGGCCATCATCCCGATGTGGGGCGGCACGAACCAGCAGATCATCGCCACGGGCAAGGGCCATGCCTACCCGGGCGGAACGCAGGACTCGCACGTCACCTACATCGCGCCGCCCGAGGACCTCTCGGTCCTGGATGGCTCGGCCGCCGACGTGACCGACTGGATCCACATCACGACCGAGCGGATGAAGCACAACAAGGGCGTCGAGATGCTGGGCCAGGCCAACTGCGTCCCGATCTGGCGTCGCGTGAAGCTGCTGGTCGAGCTGGACGCTGGCTCGGGCGTCTCGACCGACCCGATCGGCTAAGTCGCCGTCGGTCTGACAGTGAGCATACGGCGGCGGCCCCTGTGGTCGCCGCCGTTTCGTCGTTTCGGAACGGAGCGCGAGCATGGCCTGGTCAGAGAACCTGGCGGCGATGAACGCCGCGATCTTTCCGCGGGTCGGAGACGGCCTGGCCGCCTGGACCGGCGTCACCGATCCCGTCTGGGTCATCGTGCGACGCCCCGACGTGACCCTCGAGCGCGGCCTCGCCGAGGCCTTGGCGCAAGGCACCTTCATCGACGTCCAAGTGGCGGAAGTGCCGGACCCGCGAAAGGGCCACGTGGTCCAGCTGGGCGGCGTGAGTTTCAAGATCATCGCCGACCCTCAGAAGGGCGACGACGGATCCGTATGGTCCTGCGAGGCGGTCGAAATCTGATGCGGGGCGTCCGCGCGGCCGTCGACGATTTCGACGCGGTCATGACCGATCTTGAGCGGGATATGGCCACCTCCGTCACCGACGCGATGGTGGAAGGCACCGAGCTGCTCAAGCGCGACCTTCGTGCCGACACCGCCGATCACCTCAGCGTGCGCCTGGCCAAGAGCTGGCGCTCGAGGATCTATCCCGAGGCGCGAAACAGCCTCGATCCCGCTGGCTGGGTCTGGAGCAAGGTTCCCAAGTTGGTCGACGCGTTCGATCGTGGCGTGACCATCCGCTCCGCGCACGGCTTCTGGCTGGCCATCCCGACGCCGGCGGCCGGCGCGAAGGGCTACGCACGCGGTTCGGAGGGGCGAGCCTACGGGTCGCGCGCCAAGCTGGAGCGCGTCACGCCTGGCGGCTTCGAACGTCGCACCGGCATGAAGCTGCGCTTTGTCTTCAAGTCCAGCCGCGTAGCGCTGCTGGTGGTCGACGCGGCCCGATACGACAGCCGCGGCCGCGCGGCCCAGCTCAAGGCCCGCGGCCGACATAGCCGCCTCTATCGTGACGGCGGCCAGACCATCGTGGTCTTCATCCTCGTCCCCCAGGCCAAGCTGAAAAAGCGGCTCGATATCGCCGGCGCCGCCGCCCGGGCCGAGGCCCGCATGCCGGCCCTTCTGACCAAGTACTGGAGATAGAATGGCCCGGCGCGCTGAAGAGGTCCTGGTCGAGCTCGAGACAAGGTTCAAGGCGGCGTTGCCAAACGCCGAGGTCGCTCGCAATGAGCCGAAAGCCCAGCGGATCTCGCCTGGCGGCGACGTCACGCTGTTCGACGGCGACCCTGGCGAGCCTGAGGTTCTCCTGTCTCCGCTGTCCTACACCTATGAACATCGGATCCCCGTCGAGATCGCCGCCGGCGGTGACGATCCAGCCGGCCTCCTCGAAACGCTGTTGCGAGAGATCGGCCTGGTGATCGAGGCCGATCGCACCTTGGGCGGCCTCTGCAGCTGGCTGGACGCCGAGGCGCCATCGCCAGAACCCCTCGACGCGCCGGGCGCGGCCGTCGGCCGGCGCGCCGACCTGGTCGTGATCGCGACCTACACCACCCGTTCCCCGCTCGCCTGACCCTCGCGGTCACTACCTGTTGGAGATCCCCATGAGCTTGCAGATCCCCCGCGCGCGCGGGGCTAACGCCCGTTTCCTGTTCGCCCTCGAGTCCGCCTACGGCGTTCCGCCCGAGGCCGGCGCCTATCACCTGATCTCGCTGGTCTCCGAGGACCTCGGCGAAGATCAGCAGCGCATCGCCAGCGACCTGCTCGGCCGTGGGCGCCTTCCCCAGAAGCCGGCCGACGGCCCGATCGACAATCGCGGCTCGATCACCGCGCCGGTCGACGCGCGCCTGTTCGGCCTTTGGCTGACGCTGCTCCTGGGCCCGCCGACGACGACCCAGGGCGTCGCAGCGAGCGGGAAGATCACCTTCGCCGCCAATCCGTCGACCAACGACACCATCACCGTGGGTGGCCAAGCCTTCACCTTCAAGTCGGCCAACCCGGGCGCCAACCAGATCCTGATCGGCGCGACCTTGGCCGAGACCCTGCGCAACGCGGTCTGGGCGCTGAACAAGAGCACCGTCGGCGCGGTGGCGGCCGCCGACTATGGCGTGAACGACGCCTTCACGGCCATCACCGTGACGCACGGCGCGGTCGGCACGGACGGTAACGCCTTCGCCCTGGCCGCCTCGGCCGCCACGCCGTCAGGCGCGACCCTGTCGGGCGGTTCGAGCGCCGGCCCCTACAACCACGTGTTCAAGGCCGGCGCGCAAACCCTGCCGTCGGCCTCGATCGAAGTGGGCGCCACCGACGTGGCGGACTACCGCGTCAACTACGGCGTTCTGATCGACACCATGACGATCGCGATGTCGCGTTCGGGCCTGCTGAACGCGACGCTGGGCTACATCGCCCAAGGCGAGAAACCCAAGACCGGCGCCTCGATCGACGCCGACCCAGAAGTGCTCGAGGTTGATCGCTTCTCGCAGTTCTCCGGTTCGGTCGAGCTCTGGGGCGTCCCCATGGGCAGCGTCGTCTCGGCCCAGGTGTCGATCAATAACGGTCTCGATGTGGATGAAGGTATTCGTCGCGACGGCCGGATCGGCGGCGCGGATCCCGGCGCCATGGTGATCAACCCGCAGCTCGTCACGCGTTTCGGCGACCAGGCCGTCATGGACCTGTCGACGTCCGGCGAGTCGGTGGCGATGAGCTACGGCTGGAGCTTGGGCGCGAACAAGCGCCTGACCTTCAAGCACCGCGCTGTCGTCCTTCCGCGTCCGAAAGCCCCGATTACCGCGCCGGGCTTCATCCAGGCGACCTTCGATACCATCGGCCACCAGGACGCCAGTGGCCAAGCCCTGGACGTCGTCCTTGTCAACGATGTCGCCAGCTACGCCTAACCCTTCCGCCCTCCCTTCCGCCCCCGGGGTGCGAGCGCCGCTCGCACCCCGTTCGCATGAGCGCCGCATGAAAATCCGCAAACCCGGGGCCGAGGCCCCCATCACCATCGACCTTCCCGAGGGGGCCAGCATCACCCTGCGGCCCTGGCGCAGCGCCGCCCTGGCGGCGGGTCAGGCGGCCTTCAACGTCGCCTTGCAGGCCGGCCTGTCGCGCGCCGACGCGACGGTCGCGTTCAGCGCCGGCGCGGTGGCCTGGGCGGCCATTGACTGGTCGGGCATGGAGGACTTCGACACCGGCGAGCCGCTGCCGATCTCGCCGGAGATGGTCGAGCAGCTGGTGATCCAGGATGCGGGCGCCTTCTCCGAGCTCGACGAGAAGTACGTCCTGCCCGGCCTGAGGCGAGAACAGGAAAAAAACGGATCCGCGCCCTCGCCCGTTGGCGGTACGCCGGCGGGGGCGACGACGGACGCCTAAGCGCCCCGTGGGGCGGTCGCGACGTCTGCGCGCACTGCCCAACCGTCTGTCCCGAATGCCCGAACAAGGTCCACGCCTGCGAAACCCCCGAGGGGCAAGAGGCGTGGGAGCACTTCATCCGCTGCGAGCGCCAGATGCGGGTCGGCTTTGGGGGCGCCTACGCCCTCGACCTGGCCGCCGTGCTCGCCACCGCCCAAGCCCTGGATCTGGATCTGTCGCTGGTCGCCGAGCTTGCCGGCGACCTCGAGCCGCTGATCGTCTACGCATGGAGGCCGCCCGATGACGGTTCGTAATGTCGGCATCCGCCTGAAGTCCGAAGGCAAGGCCGAGATCAAGCGCGACCTGCAGGAAGTCGGCCAGGCCGGCAAGGCGGCCGGTCAGGACGTGGTCACCGCCTTCGACCAGAGCGCGGTCGCCGCCGATCGCCAGAGCAAGGCGCTCGACCGCCAGATGGAGCGCTGGAAATCGCTGGCCAAGGCCGCGCGCGAGGCCCAGACCGCCGAGGAGCAACAAGCCAAGTACAACGCCATCCTCGGCGTCGGCGGATCCTCGGGCAAGTCGGCGGCCACGTCGGCCGAGGCGTTCATGGGCGGGTCACTGACCAGGGCCGAGCGCGCCGGCCGGCTGAACCTGGCCCGGCAGGGCGCCGACGTGTTCACGACGGCCGCCATGGGCATGAACCCGGGCATGATCGCGATCCAGCAGGGGCCGCAGATCCTGGACGCGCTGGTGACGTCGGGAATTCGCCTGACGCCGGTCATGGTTGGCCTGGGCGGCGCCTTCACGGTGACCGCCGCGGCCGTAATTGCGGCCGGCGTGGCGCAGGATCAGTACGAGAAGAGCGTTCTCGGCGTCGAAGTCGCTACGCGCGGCCTGGGCGCCTCAGCGGGCATGACGGGCGATGCGGTTCTGCGCCAGGCGGACGCCGCCGCCGAAGCCGGCAGGATCTCGGCCGCGTCCGCACGCGAGTACGCGGCCGAGTACGTGGCGACCGGCAAGATCGGCCAGGGCGTGCTGCAGGATCTGGTCGCGATCACCCGCGACTATGCTGCCACAACCCGGCAAGACGCCGCTGGCGCTACCAAGGACCTCGGCCGGGCGTTCGCTGATCCCGCCAAGGGCGCGGCCGACCTCAATGACAAGCTGCACTTCCTGCGCCAGAGCGAGCTCGAGCACATCGAGAACCTGGCCCGGGCGGGTCGCGAGGCCGAAGCCCAGGCCATCCTTGTCGACAAGCTCAAGGGCGCGTTGATCGACGCAGCGGACGCGACGACCGGCTGGGGGCGCGTCGCCGACGACCTCAAGCTGAAGTGGCTGGGCGTCTGGGACGCTGTCGGCAAGGCCGTCGATCGCATGGTGACGGGCGGCAACAGCGAAGCTCGCGTCGCCACCGCGCGCCAAACCATCAGAGACGCCGATGAGGCGCTGCGCAATGAACCCGCCTGGGCGCGCAATATTCCCGGATCCGCGGCGGCGGATTGGGCGCGCCGTCGTGCCGAAGCCCAGGCCCTGATCGATGCGGAATACAAGAAGTACGTGGCCGAGCAAGACCGTCTGCGGCAGGCGGCCCTGAGCGAGCGGGATCAGGACCGGCAAACGCTCATCGATCGTTACAATCCTAACGTCGGCAAGCTTCGCCAGCTTCGCGCCGACCGCGACAAGCTAACCAGGCTGGGCGTCAACGACGACGCAAGCAGGAAGGCGCTGAGCGACCTCAACGCCGAGATCAGCGCGCTGGAGAAGGGCTACAAGAGCGCCGCCGAGGCCGCAGCCGCTCTGGCCCGGGCAAACCGGACAGCCACGCGCGACGCCGCCAAGGAAGCGCGCGAAGCCGCCGAGGCCAAGCGCAAGGCCGACGACCTGGATCTGCGGCGCCTTCGCGGCCAGGTTACGATCGCCAAGGCGTCGGAAGACGAGTCGGCGATCGCATGGGCGGAAATCCAGCTTCGCCTTAAGGAAGAGATCGTCCAGCGCGAACGGGACGGCCTTTCCACCGCCGAAGCCCGCATCGAGGCCGAGCGTCAGGTCGGGGATGAGCTGAAAGCGCAGTACGCCGCCATTTTGCGGCAGAACTCCGACGCCGAGCTGGTCAAGGATAACTTCAAGACTGCAGAAGAGCGGATGGCGGAGGCCCTCAAGGGGGCTAACATCGAGCCGTTTACGGCGAAGACCGCGCTCTTCGAAAGTCTGACCACCTCGACGCGAGACGCCTTCCATGACGGCCTGATGGCCGGCAGCATGAACAGTAATTTCTTGGACGTTTTCACCCAGCGCTTAAAATACGCGGCGGCGAGCGCATTCGCCGACATCGCGACGACTGGGCTGTTTGGTAAGAAGGATGGGTCCGGAAAGGCTGGCCTGTTGTCGGCCGCCTTCAGCCTATTCCCCAAGCACGCGAAGGGCACGGACAATGCGCCTGGTGGCTGGTCGATCGTTGGCGAAGAGGGCCCCGAGCTGATGAACCTTCGCGCCGGCGCTCGGGTCATCAGCGCGACGGACACGCGCCAGCTGCTGGATCGCGCGGGCCAGGCCGTCACCGCGCAGAGCAACTCCACGGTGCAGGTCAATTTCACCCACGCGCCGACGATCGACGCGCGCGGCGCCGGTCCGAACGAGGTCTCCCGCCTCGAGGCCCTGATGCAGCGTCAGCAGCGCGACCTGCCCGAACAGATCGTGGTGACGGTGCAGGACGCGCTGAACCGCCGGATGATCAAGGTCTAGACCGCCATGGCGATCACCTTTCCCCGCGCCATGCCGGCGGCGTCGCCGGCGCGGCAGGCGTTCGAGATCAAGCGCGCCGACTTCCTGTCGCCTGAAGCCGGCGGCCGGCTGGGCGCGATCTCGAACGGCTTTCCGCTGTGGTACGCCAAATGGACGCTCGGCGCCGGCGGCCGGGCCAGCTCGGACGAATGGCGCGCTTTCGTCGACAGCCTGCAGGGGCCCAAGCGCCTGCTGATCGGTCGCGACTACAGCCGGCCCTATCCGCTGGCCTATCAGGTCGGCGAGTTCGCCGGCCTCAGCCGCGCCGGTGGCGGCGCCTTCGACGGCGCGGCGACGTCCTGGGCGGCCAGCGTTTCGATCAATGGTCCCAACCTTGTGCAGCTGACCGGCCTTCCGGCCGGTTTCGTGCTGAGCATCGCGGACTATGTCGGCTTCCGCTGGACGACCGGCGGCGAGGCACGGCGCGCCATGGTCCGAACCATCGAGGGCGCCATGGCGAATGGCGCGGGCGTGTTGCAGGTCGCGATCGAGCCGGGCGTGCCCGAGGCCGTGCCCTCGAACGCCATCGCGCATCTGGACGAACCCGGTTGCCTGATGCGTCTGATCCCCAGCGAGACGCAGCTGGGTGACATGGACCGCACCCAGTCGATCAGTGGCGCGGTCGCCGCTCTGCAGGACATCCTCCCGTGAAGGTGTTCGGTCCCGAGGCCGACGCCGAGATCGCGGCCGGCCGCGCCATGAGCGTGGGCGCGGCCCTGATCGCCGGCGCGCCCAATCCCACGCGGATCTGGGGCGGCTATCATCCGATCACCGTCGCCGGCCAGATCTTCCAGCCGATCGGCGATCGCGGCCTGGTGCGCGCCTCGGGCGGCCAGCTGGGCGGCGCCGCCCAGGCCGTGACGCTCGAGCTGTCAGGCGTCGAGCCGGAGGTCCTGGCCATGCTGGACGCCGAGGCGCTGAAGAACGTCCCGGTGATCGTCTGGCGCTGGATCTTCGACGCCAGCGGCCGAAACCTCCTGGCGACGCCGGTGTTCACGCGCGGCCGCCTGGACCAGATCATCATCGACGACGTCCCGGGCGGAACCTCCAAGATCAGCGCCAGCGTCGAGGGCGCGGCCAAGGGCCTGGGCCGCAGCCGCGGCCGCACGCGCAGCGACGCCGACCAGCGCCTCGACGATCCGGCCGACGCGGGCTTCTCGGCCGTCAGCTATGCCGGCGAGAAGATCATGTACTGGGGCGGCAAGCTGCCCAGCACCGTGGCGGCCGCCTCGGGCGGCGTTTCCCTGCTTTCGAACAAGTACGAGTGAGGTCGCTTCCGATGGTCCGCGACTACAACGCCCTCGTGGCGTACATCGCCGCGCGTATGCGAGCGCCGTTCGCATGGGGCGAAAACGACTGCGTCACCTTCGCCGCCGGCGCGGTCAAGGCGCAGACGGGGCGCGATCCGCTGGGCGCGATCGCGGCGCGCTGGACGACGGCGCGCGGGGCGGCCCTGGTGCTGCGCCGGCTGGGCGGGATGGAGGCGGCGGTCTCGTCGGTCCTCGCGCCCATCGCGCCGGCCATGGCCGCCCGAGGCGACGTGGCCGGCTGGATGGATCCACAGGGCCGCCTGCAGCTGGCGATCGTGGAAGGGTCCACGTTGGTGGGTCCGGGTGAGGCCGGCCTGGTTCGCTTGCCTCGCGCATCCATGGTCAAGGCCTGGAGCGCCGCCTGATGGCGAAACGTTCGACCGTGCGTCGCTGGCTGGCCGGCCTCTTGGCCAGCACCGCGTTGGTGTTTGCGCCGGCGGTCGCGCACGCAGACCCGGTATCGGCTGCGGTTGTCAGCTTCGTTGGCTTCGTAACGGGAAGCGCCGCCGCGGCAGCTGCGGTCAGCACCTTCCTGACGACCTTCGGCAGCATCATCTATTCGACCGCCGGCAGCTGGGCGCTGTCGAAACTCAGCAAGCCGAAGGGGGCGACGGCCTCTCAGGAGCGCCAAGCCCAGGTCACGACCCTCTCGATCGGCGAAGTGCCGCGCGAGATGATCGTCGGCCAGGCCGCGACCGGCGGGTCGCTGGTCGATGGCTACTACTACGGCGGCGAGCACGGCACCGACTGGAACCTGTTCGTCATCGCCCTGGCGGACCATCCCTGTCACGACCTGGTGGGCTTCTACGTCGGCGACACCTTCGTGGAGTTCGGCGCCGACGGCGACGTGCCTGGCTACAGCGGCCAGCTGAAGGTCTGGTGGCGTCCCGGAGAGGCCGACGACGCCGATTTCCCCGGCGAGATCTCCGGCCTGGGCCCCGCGACCGCGCCGGGCTCGCTGCGCGGCGTCGCCAAGGTGGCGGTCGCCTACAAGATCGACCCCGCCGACGCCAAGAACCCGGTGTGGACGTCGGGCCGGCCGACCTTCCTGTGGGTCGTCAAGGGCGCGCGCTGCTACGACCCGCGCAAGGACACGACCGTCCCTGGCGGCGCGGGCCTGCATCGCTGGAACGATCCGGCGAGCTGGGAATGGACCGCCAACGCCGAAATCTGCCGCTACGCGTTCCAGCGCGGCGCCTATGCCTTCAACCAGGTGGGCGATCCCACGAAGCTGCGCGTCGGGCGGGGCCTGTCGGAGTACGAGGCCCCGCCCGAGTGGGTGTTCGCCCCGGCGAACCTTTGCGATGAGCCCGTCGATATCGGCGATGGCAACGTCGAGCCGCGCTACCGCGTCGGCGGCGTCATCCGCGCCAACGAGAGCTTCGACAACGTCGAGCAGATGTTCGCCGACGCGATGGGCGGCTACATCATCCAGCCCGAGGGCGGCGTCGCGGTCGATCCTGGCCAGGCCAAGACGCCGGTCGCCGAGATCACCGACGACGACCTGGTGCTGGGCCAGCCGCTGCGCTTCACCCGGTTCCGGTCGGCCTCGGACCGCGTCAACACCGTCGTCGCGCGCTACATCGAACCGAGCCAGAAGTACAACGAGACCGTCGCCGGCGTCGCCCGCGACCAGGCCGACATCGAGGCCGACGGCGGCCCTCTGGAAGAGACGCTCTCGCTTCCCCTGGTCAACTCCCGGACCCAGGCGCTACGCCTGGCCGAGATGCGCCGGCGCCAGCATCGCCTCGAGCGAACCGCCAGCATCACGCTAGGCCCGCGGTTCGCCCATCTCGAGGAGGGCGACTGGATCCAGTGGACGTCCCAGCGACACACCGGTGGCCAGCCTGTCGTCTTCCGCGTGACGGCCTACTCCCTCCCAGAGAGCTGGCAGAACACCCTGGCGCTGGAAGAGACCAGCTTCGACGTGTTCGGCTTTGGCGGCCTGCCGCTCACGATAGAGCCCCAAGAGCCGCAAATCCCGCCCGGCGCCCTGACCTTGTCGGGCGTGACCGCCTACGCCTTCCAGATGGAAGGCCAGGACCAGGAGCTGCTGCCGGCCGTAAACGTCGGCTGGACGACCCCCGTTGATCCGGCCGTGACGTCGATCCGCGCCGAGATCCGGCGCGCGGGCGAAACCGCGATCGCTCAAACGACGACCACGGCCGTGAACGACGGCGAGATGAACGTCACGAACGGCGTCCCGATCAATGCGCTGATCGAGGTCCGACTGGTGCCCCTGGGTGGGCCGGGCCGCGCGATCGTGCCCTCGGCATGGATTGAGCTAGTCTCGGGCAAGCTGCTGGCCAGCGAGTCCTTCTCGGTCCGGACCATCGGCGGCCTGACGCCGCAACAAGTTGTCGACGAGCTGCGCGCCTCGACCCAAGCCGCGTCCTCGCATTCCCAAGCGCTTCTGGAGCTGGCGCTGAACGCGCTCGAGGAGCGCGGCCAGCTGATCAGCGAGACCTATCACAACGGGGTCAAGGTCAAGCGCATCCTGATCGACGAAGATCAGGAGTGGGACGAAGGCGACAAGACCTTCTGGTCGCGCATGAACCTGATGGCCGTGCTGGCGCCTGACGGCAATTCGATGGTGATCAATCAGGACACCCTGATGTGGTCGCCGACCGAGAGCCTAGCCGAGCACGTCGAGGCGGTGCGGACGCAAATCGGCACGGACATCGCGGCGTTCAACACCCAGATCCGGACCTGGGTCAACTCGAACAGCGCCGCCGCGAGTTGGATCACCAGCCTTGAAGTGGCCTATGGGGGCAACTTCCAGGCGGCATTCGCGCAGACCGCGACGCTCGCCTCGAACTTGGGCGGCAAGTACAGCCTCGCCTTCAACGTCAATGGCCACGCCAGCGGGCTCTACCTCGCCAACAACGGAACGATCTCGTCGCTCATCTTTGTGTCATCGCAAATCGGCTTTTCGAACGGCGGTGGCGACATCGTCTATCCGCTGGCGATCGTCGGTGGCGTGGTCAAGGCGACGAACTTCGAGGCCGATCGCGTCCGCGCTCACAGCATCGTTGCCGACAATATCGTCGGTGGCGAGATCACTGACTCGGTCGCGTCCGCGTCGGGCGACTACATCGGGCTTTCGGTCGGTGTGTGGAGCACCCTGCGAACGATCGACTACTATAGTGAGGGTGGCCGACTAGATATCCGCACCCAGTCCACACTGAAAAGCGACAGCACCGACAGCTATTTCAGTGTCCGCGTCCTCATCGACGGCTTCGTGCAAGACGATTGGTCCACGCCTCTCGCCGGCGGCTATTTCGACCGGAAGAACTGGAACACAGACGCTACGCCGTCAGCCGGTTGGCGCACGATTCAGTTCCAAGCCAAGCTGGAGCCGGGCTCGGGCTCGGGCGGGTCGTTCAACCACCTGATGCGCATCACTGAACACAAGACGGAGACCTGACCATGGCTCGCGTCAAAGCCGTCTTCTATCGAGACGACACGCCGGTGGCGTTTTTCTCTGGGCCTTGGCAGGCGTTCGTTCGCAACCGGGACGCCGAGGGTCTGCCGTGGCGCTCGATGTACGGCACGCCCTGGGCCGCGATCGAGACCTATCGCGCTGCGCCAACCCTCGCCGAGTTCGACGCATGGGACGCCGAACACCCGGCCGCCGGCCCGCCTGAACCGCAAGCCTAAGAGAACCCGACATGTCGACGAAGACCGCCGACGCCAGCGCCGAACAGGGCCTGGCGCTCGAAAAGCTGCGCTTGCTGGAAACCTACTTCCAGACCCGCGAGCAGGAAGACGCGCTGCGCGAGTCCCGCTCGCAGATCGCCGGCCGCCTCAACCAGATCAGCGCCGAGCTGCGCGTGATCGACGCCGGGCGCGCCGCGCCCAAGGGTGACGCCTGATGTCCATCACGACGCAGACCCTCGCCGAGCGCTTGGCGACGCGCCTGGTGGATCAGGGCGTCGCGCTGGAAGACGCGACCGTCTTCGCCGAGGCCTTCGCGGGCGACCTGACCGAATGGCTGGGCGGCGAGGGCGCGGTCCCGGCCGCGCTGGCGTCGCGCGTCACCGCGACGGCTGCTGCCTGGAACACCGACGTCATGCAGCGGCTGGACTGGTGGACCGGTCCGGCGGACGGCGGCCCGAACGGCGACGGTCTCTATCCGATGATCAACGCGGCCGGCGTTGAGACCATGTTTCCCTCGTTGGCCAAGATCCTGGACAGCACCGCCAAGGGCAATCCTGGGTGGACCGCGAAGTCGAAGATTGAGCCCGACGGCGCGACGCGTGCAGTCGTCCGCATCCTCGATTGGGTCGGCGGTGAAGGCGCGAAGCCCGCTACGGGCTATATCGCGGAAGACGGCTCGCTCGTCGGATCGGCCGCCGCGGCTTACGACTTCTTCGGGCCGATCTCGACCACGCTGACGGGCCTGAAGGTTGGCGCCGAGGTGGCGAAATCAGGCGCCGAAACCGCGCGTGACTCCGCGCTGGTCGCGCAGACCAATCTAGAGACGTTGCGCGGCGTGGTCATCGGCATGGCCAATGTGCCGTCGGTTTTCGTCGGCGGGCAAGAGGTCCAGCCGACGGCGATGAGCTTCGACCTGTATGTCATCGAGGGCTATTACGTCGCCACTGCAAAGCCCTACCGTCCGATCGACCCGCTGACGGAAGTGGACGCGGCGGGCTCCATTCCCGCCCTGAAGTCCGCGACTTCGGCGCTCGTGAACTGCCCGACGATCATGATCGCGGGGCGAGAGGTTCAACCGACCGAGCTGTCCTTCGACCTCTACGTCGTGCGCGGCAAGTACCTCGACACGGGTCTGACCTATGACCCGCTGAACCCGGTCGTGGTCAACGACGTGGTCGGTAACACGTCGGTGCTGCTGACAAAGACGACCGGCCTGGTGAATTGCCCGCCCGTCACCGTCGGCGGGCGGGAGGTTCAGCCGACGGAGCTGTCCTTCGACCTTTGTGTGGTGCGCGGCACCTATCTGGACACGGGCGAGGCCTATGACCCGTTGGCGCCCGTCGCGCCTCTGGATCCCGCCGCCCAGCGGGTGGTCGCGCTTAACTCGACCACTATCGACTGCCCGCCCGTCACCTTCGGCGGGCGGCTGCTGCAGCCTCTTGAGCTGAGCTTTGATCTCTACGTCCAGCGGGGCGTCTACCTGGACACGGGCGAGTACTACGAGCCCTTCGGCGCCCAGGCGTCCGAGGGCGGCCTGGTTGTCATCCAGACGCCCACGAAGCTCCGCGTATTCCGCAAGGGCTCCAACCCGGCTTCCAACCACTTCATCGAGCATCAGTTCGAGAACGATCCTGATCCGAGCAAGAACTCCGATGTCTGGCGATTGAACGGCGACTGGGACGTGGTGCGCGTCGGCGCCTTCGAGTTCACGCGCGTCCAGCAGATCACGAACCCCGGCGAGCGCGAGCGGGCCATTCAGGAACAGGGCGCGCTCGATTTCATGGGCGGGAACGCGCACGGCAACGAGGAGAAGTTCGCGACCGCCATGGTCGTCGACGACATTCTCCACGACATCAATCAGACCCTGGCTTTCACCTGCGACAAGCTTGAGTTCTTCCAGGCCTCGAAGCTCTACAAGGTCGGCAACCCGGACAAGTACACGCCGAAGGGCCCCGTCGCCGCCAACAGCTATTGCCGATGGATCTTCGAGCCCGCCGGCGTCGACGTATCGACCGAGCTGCAGTGGCAAATGTCGATGACGCTGGCGATCACCTATCTGGCCATGATGCCGGTCTGGCGTGTGTCTGAGACGGGCGCCCAGATCACGACGACTGGCATGAAGTCTCCGACCTGGGCTCTGGAGGACATCTCCACGTCGAGCCATCCAGGTACGCAAACCAAGGCGGCGATCATCAAGGCTTGGGGCTCGACCGGCTACGGCGTCCAAATGGAGATGCTCGACGGGTGGGATAAGCCCAACAGGCAGTCCCGGATCTCGAACTCCGTCTCGCCCGCCTACAACAAGCTCTACTTCGACATCACGGGCTCTGGGTACGTGACCGCCGTCAACGAGGTCATGCGCGCCCGCTTCCGCTTCACCATCAACACCACCAACTAGAAGGTCGCGCTCCATGTCTGGACCCGCCGTCGTTCTTTCGACGATCCTGAACAACCCGGCTTTGCCGCAAATCAGCGCTTCGGCCCTGTCTTACCTCCCCGAGTTCGAGCTGAACGCCTCGGACCACTGGCTGTTCGACAAAGGCGATGCTTCGGGCCTGGTCGGCCGGGTGAACGGGTTGCCCCTCACGCCGAACGCGCCGGAGACCGGCGTGAAGTCGGTCGTGATGAGCAACCGTGGGAGCTACACTGTCCGGCCTTCCGTCTCGTTCACGGGGGCGGTGGCACGGGCGCGGCCGGCGTCGTCGTGCTGGGCGTTGACGGCGGGCTCGATGTCTATGTCACCCAGCCGGGCCAGGGCTATACCAGCCCGCCGACTCCGGTCTTCACGGGTGGTACCGGTTCGGGGGCGGTCGCCACGGCTGTTCTGGACGGCCGGCCGACCTATGCCGGGGCTTACCTTTCGACCCAGCCCGGTGGCGTCAATGGGCTGAAGACCCAGTGGGATGACGCCCAGGTCTCGACTATGTGCGCCGTGGTCCAGCGAAAGGCGATCACCACGGCGGGCCGGATCGTCATGGGCACGGGCAGCGAAACGGCTGACGGCGGCGAGGTCGTCTATTGGGCCGGGACCAATCACCAATTCCGCGTCCGCAACGGCGGGTCGAACACCGGCATCACGGGCACGATCGCCGATGACCAATGGTACTTCGTCGCCAAGGTCAGCAACAACGGCGACCACATCGCCATGGTCGGCGGCCAAACGCCGGTGACTCAGACCCAGGCGAAGGTGCTGGCGGCGCGAAAGTACGCCTTGGGCAATGTCTACTATAAGGGGGACACGACCGCGACGGCCTTCTACCAGGGCCTGAACGCCGCCGAGTTCATCTTCTACAACGGTGTCGCCAAGACGGCCGCCGAGCTGGCGGCGATCTACGCCAGGACCAAGATCCGCATGGCGCGGCGCGGGCTGACGCTGTTTTAGGAAGCCAAACCTGGTGGGCCAGATGCTAGGCTTTGTGCCTGGGCTTGGCATTGGCTGGAGCGTGGCATGACGATTATCCTGGGCGCGGCTAGCCCGAGCAAAGCGGCATTTCTCTCCGATTTGCTTATTTCCAGGACTGGTGGCGTAGTCCCCGTTGAGTTGGAATTTCCTTCAGGTAGGCGCAAACGCTCTGAGCCGGGGCCGAAGCAGCCGGTGCGTCTTCAGCAGAAAATGTATGTCTTGGGTCCTCGCCACGTCGTCATGTGGGCAGGGGATGTGAAAGTCGCCATGTCGATCGCCCGGGAACTGCTGCGGATGGTCGAGCGTGGAGAGGACCTAATACTTGGCGACGCCTTCAAGGCCGTTCGGCTCACCGGAAAAGTTTCAGAAGGCGTCGCAATGCAACTCTGGACGCAGGTCGATGATGGCCGATCGGTCGCGCAATCGTTGAACTGCGAATATGAAGAAGAGGTCGACGCGAGGGTCCTATACGCGGGATCAGGACAATGGCATTTCGTCGATTCAATTGAGTTCAGGGGCGAGCGCGAGGGGGCTTACCGGGGTGCGCTTCACGGCGTGGTCATGCCCCGTTTAGCTGCTGCCCTATGCGATGCTGATTTGGGGGAAATGAAAGCGCTGAACTTTGCATACGGTGGCGGGTTCGAAATTGGGATTATGCACAACGGGCAGGCGCGAAAGCTTGAGTATTCAGTGAGGCACTGGGACTATGACGGCTCAGCGCTTCTCAGCGGTCCAGCCTATCGGACTTGGTACGACAACCATCACTTCTTCGCCATGTCCTACCGGCCAGAAGAGAAGCGCATGTCTGGGGTCATTGTCCCTGACCCGTTGGATAGATCCGCCGCACCGACACGCTTGGTTGCGCCGACCAGGTCTTCAGACCTAACGATCCACATCATCCATCTCGCTGACGGAAGCCGGATGCGGCCCTTCTATCATGTGGGGGCGGGTGGCTATGAGTTCGAAGTTATCCTTGAACCCGATCGCGTCGGCTTCCAGGAACACATCACTGATGATCTGCGCGAGCAGATCAAAACACATGCCACCGCTCAAGTGCCGGTCAAAATGATCCGGCCCCAGGATTGGGTCAACGGGCACCCCTTCCTCGATGACTAGCCACTGAGTTTCGTCTCACGCGCGAAGATCTTGGTGAAAGCGCGTGACGTACTCGAACGGCGTGCCTTTCGATCTTGACTGGCGTAGGCCTGCGGTCTTGTTCAGAGACGACAACGCGGCTACGCCGAGGGCCGATAAAGCAGCGTTGGTGAGCCCCAGGCCTACCGAGCTCGCCGCCGCGAATGCGGCGGAGCCTGCGACCCAGATCTTTTGATCGAGCTTCGCCTGTAAGCTTGAGAACTGGATAGGGAACTTGCTTTCGCGGCTGACCTTTACCGCGTCTGCCAATGCTCGATCGAGGCGATTTAGATGCTGTCGATAAGCGAACGCCGCGTCGGGCGCGGCTAAGACTGTTTGATAGACCTCGCCGAGCGCGGACCGGAGCGTGCGGAGCTCGGCGAACCTTTTGGCCTTGAACTCGAGTACGTCCGCCAGCGGCACTTCCGCTGCTGGCACGGGGATGGCGTTGTGAAGCTCGAAGAGCAGGCCGCGCCCCCAGGCCATATCCTCAGCGGCGAACGAGCCGCCATCGACAGGGCGGGCTAGACTCCATTGGCCGGGCTGTCGTTGCTCGGCCTGAGAGAAGGCCTGCGCCGGCCCCGCTAGCAAATCCGCATCGGCCTCCATGCGCGCCCGCATTGGCGCACTGGCCATGTAGCTAAATTGCGTTCGGACTAAGATGCCCTCCGACTTTAGGAAAGCCATGTCCGGATCGGTAAGTTCCTCGGTCTGATCGTGGCCCGGATAGTCCAGCCTATCCCACAGGAGGCAATGGTGCCGAAGCTCTTGTGCGGTCGGCGGCGACAGGGATGCGGGCTTGCCATCCGCGTCGCGGCCGATTGAGCCGCTAAGGATCAGACCCTGTTCGTCCGGCTTTAGCAGCGCCTCCTTCGTGTGACTCATCAGCGTGAAGGCAAGCTCTACGTCATGGACCGGAGGGCCCATCACGAACGTGCCGTCCGCTTGGGTGATGACTTTGCGCAGGCCTCCCCCTTCGAACCTGAGGCCCTTCGGTAGATCGCTATCTGGCATGCACTGCCCCAGTCCGCTCGGCGAGCCGCCGAACCTGCCCGCCGTGTCCGATCTTGTCCATCGTCACGCACCGCCGACGCAGTCAGAACAGAGTCCATTGCCATCAAAATAGGAGGGGCCACTCATGCCCTGGAGAGACCCCGACTGGATCGGGCGATACGGCATGGCCATGGCGGGGGCGGGGCTGTACGGCCTCTATCTCTTCGCCATCAAGACCCGGTCGGGCGGCCAGCTCACGCGCAAGGATCTGAACTGGCTGCTGCTGAACGTGGTTTGCGCGGTGCTGTCGGGCCTGCTGCTGACCTTCGTGTTCGCGGATCGCCTAGTCGGATTCATCCCGTGGGCGTCGCTGCGTGACGTCGGCCTGGTGGCCTTCGCCTTCGGCGTGTTCGGCTGGGAGCTGCTGCCGCTGATGTTCCCCAAGGCGCTGCGCTGGGCCGAGAACGCCGTAGACAAGGCCGGGGGTGCCCAATGACCACGATGGACATTGTCGCCGCCACGGCCGGCGCGCTGGCCAGCGGATGGCTGGCGATCCGCGCCTACATGCTCAAGCCCGCGTTCCAGAGCTGGTGTAGCGCGCCAGGCCTGGTTTGGGCGTCGCTGCTGCTGTTGTCCGTCATCTGTGGCATCGTCGCCCTCTCGATCGTCAGGACAGGCGTTCCCGCGACCCCGCGCGAGGCCCTGCTTCTGATCGGCCTGGCCTGGGTCGCGCTCGTTATGCTGATCAACCTCCACCGCCAGGCGCCCGGCCGCCACCAGTCGCCCGCCGAATAGGCCGCGGCTGCGAGCGCCGCTCGCATCCCTTCTTCTCCCTCCCTTACAGCACCGGAGACCCTCGCCATGCACATGAGCGAGCACTTCACGCTGGCCGAAATGACGGTCAGCGCCAACGCCGCGCGCCTTGGCCTCGACAACACGCCGCCGCCTGAGATCATCGCGCGGCTCAAGACCGTCGCGCAGCAGCTCGAGCGCATTCGCGAACTGCTCGGCGGCAAGCCGATCCGGATCACCAGCTGCTATCGCTCTCCGGACGTGAACCGCGCCGCCGGCGGCGCCAAGGCCTCGGCTCATCTCGAGGGCTGGGCGGTCGACTTCGTTTGCCCCGACTACGGCACGCCGCTGCAGATCGCCGAGCGCCTGGAACGATCGGCGATCACCTTCGACCAGCTGATCCACGAGCACGGTGTTTGGGTCCACATCAGCTTCGATCCGCGCCGGCGCGGCCAGCTGCTGACCATCGACCGGGGCGGTACGCGCGAAGGCCTGCACGAGGCGCGGTCGTGAACCCGCTCGGCGTCCCGTTGTCGATCGCCGGGCCCGTCGCGGGCGTGGCGGCGATCGTGATCCTGGGCCTTGGCGGTGTGGTCCTGAAGCAGCGCGACGACCTGGTGGTCTGGCGGCTCAAGGACAAAGACCAGCAGGCTCGAGAGTACAACCTGCGCCGCGACATTGACGAGCGTGATCGCAAGGTCATCGCCCGCGCCGGCGACGAGGCCGACGACCGGGGCGAGGCCGACGTCGCCTGCGTCAACGAGATCTCCAGCAGCTTTCAGAAGGGCGTGGCCGTCGGCCGCGCGATCAACCATGCGAAAAGCACGACTTCTTCCCCTCCTCGCTCTCAGCCTGGCGCTGGCGGCGTGCTCGACTACCGGGAGAATTGGGAAGCTTCCGCCTTCAAGCCCGCCGCCTCCGTATCCGCCGCCGGCGGCGATCTGCGCGCCCCTCGAGGCTGAGCCCCTGCCGCCGGCTGGCGTCGACCAGGACCTGCTGTATCAGGCAATCGTCGCCGCCCTGGGCGACCAGCTGGCGGTGGAGTTCCTGCGCTGGCGCGAGACGGAGTGGCCGGCCTGGGCGCGCCGAGGCTGGCGCCGCCTCGAGCAGGGCCAAGCCGGCTGCGGGCCGCCGCCCCAGGATCGAAAGCGACCCTAGCCCGGCGCCGGCCGGGCCGATCCACGACCAGGTGCTCGCCAAAAGGCTTGAGCGCTCCAACAAGCCCCGCCGGTCCGCCGGCGGGGCTTTCGTGTTAGCGCGCCCTAGCTCGCCGCTGGACGATCTGACGGAACAAGTTTTCTGCGACCAAGGCGGCCGGCTTGCGTCCGATGGAGGCGCGCTCGGAGCCGTAAGCGCTCATCACGCATACCGCCTTGCCGTCGCTCTCATAGGCCGCGTTCCAGCGTTGGCCGGCTTCCACGATGCTGATGGTCTTGGGTTCCATGGCCGGTGAACGGGGAGGCGCGCGAGAACGGTCCGACTCGGCTACACCGCCAGCCATGACGACCGACGAAATCGACGCGATGCTGGACAAGATGGCCGAAGAGGCCGCCGCGACCGGCGACGAGAATCTCTTGCCCGGCGCGATCAGCATGGCGTGCGATAGCTATTTCCGCCTACCGCTCGGCGTCGCGCGTTGCACCAATATCATCCACGGCATCCGCTACCGCGGCGTACAGGTCCTGGTCGCCAGAGCGCGCGACGACAAGGTCATGAACCGCTCCGAGGACGAAGGGTTGGGCGCGCCGTACTTTGAACTCGAGCCGAAGGCCTAGATCAGCGCCGCCTCGGCTTCCTTCGGCGGGTCCTGCTTCTGGCCCATGCCTCGGCTGACGATCACCAGGGCGTCGTCGGCCAAGGGCCGCTGCAGGGTCTTGGCTTCCTCCCAGGGAGCCCGCATCCACACGTCGCGTTCCTCGGCCGTGGTCAGGATCACCGGCATGGCCTTGTCGTGCACCGCGCCGACGACGCCGTTGGCCGAAGTGGTGAGGAAGGCGTACAGGTCGCAGGTGATTTCGCCCTCCGAGGCCTTGCGGGTGCACGTCCAGGCCATCTGATGCACGCCCGCGAAGAAGGCGAGCGGGCGGTCCTCGCTGAGCGCGAACCACACGTTCTCGCCAGGGACGCCGCCGACCTGGTTGGGCTCGGCGAAAGAGCTCAGCGGAACAAGGCAACGGTGCTCGGGCGTCAACCAGCGACGCCAGTGCGGGCTGTCGGTCTTGCGGACGTTGGTCACGCCCCGATCCGGCTCGGCCTTGATAAGCTGGGATAGCCGGTCGTCGTCGATGACGTGGCCCTTCTTGCGCAGGCCTTCGGCCCGCTTCTCGGCCGCCTGGCGCTGGACGAAGAACGGCGAGGGCATTCCCCAACGCGCCATGGCCAGATCCAGCCCCGATCCGTCGGCAGCGTGACGGACGATCGGCGCGGCCATGTCGGGAAAGATCCCGGGCAGGGGCGGCATGTTGCCGACGCGGTCCATGGCGCGCGTGGCGGCCAGGATCTCCGCTTGCCCTTTTCGCTGGCTATAGAGGTTGCACACCGCCTCAGCCTTTCAGCCAGATCTCGACCGACCAGCAGTCGCCGGCCGGATCATCGTCGACCATCTGGTGGACCTCGACGTGCTCGACCCACGGATGGGCGGCCCAGAAATCGGGGTCGGTCTTCCACTCGCCGGCAAGTGTCATATCCGCGGGTCGGCTGGGGCGCGTGGTGGGCGGCGCCTCCGGTGCGTCCAGCGACGCCGGGAAGATCCGTACCGTCGCCGCATCGCCATCCGACGCCGGCGTCTCGACCGCCTGGGCGATCAGAGGGTGGCGCTGCCAGAACGCGTGCGGCGCGCGCGTCCCCGTGGCGATCAAGGATGCGCCGTCCTCGTAGAACCGGCGGACCTCGCCTGTCTCTTCGTTCACGGTGCGCCAGGTGAAGGGCTCGGCGGTCATGCGGGTCTCCTTGGGCGTGGCAAGCTATCGGCGGTGGCGGTCGGCGCCTAGGGCAGCGGCGGAAACTTCAAGCGGCGCGCGACTTCGTTGTAAGCGGCCTTGGCTCGCGCCATTTCCTCGCGCTCCTTTTGGCCCTGAATAGCGGCTTGGCGCTCGCGAAGGGCTTTCAGCGGGCGGGCTGGCGATCCGTAGTGAAAGCCGACCGTTCCGCCGCATCCCTCAACGCGGCAACGGGAAGTTCGATCGACGAGGCTATAGTCCGGCCCCTTCGCTCGCTGGATCGCCAGTAAGTCGGCCTGCGCCCACGCTCCGCATTTCCGGCAAGACCAGATCACCCGCTCTTGAGCATCGATCAGCCCAGCCACGGTCCAGACGTGAGCGGGCAGGTAGGCGGGGTTCTTGGCCATCAGCGAGGTCCGCCAATCCGCATCGACGGCTTTTGAGACGGAAAGCATGGACGCGTCTCCCAGGCGGTCGCGCCGCACCGCTCGCAGGGACGGCGGAAGGTTCGCGCCAGGGCGCGTATGCCGGTGCGCTCGTCGCCGAGGCGGCGCGCGATCAAGCCTGCGATCACCGTCTCAAGGTCCAGAAGGGTCATCTGGGCGCAGGCGGTGCAATGAAGTTGGATGCTCGCGTCGTGCTGGCGGTAGTGGTCGAGCGGCACGCCCGGCTCGAATTTCTCAGGCATGGGCGTGCGCTCTCGCGCGCTGACAGGCGCGTCTGGCCAGCATGACGATGTCTCCGAAGTTCCGCGAATGTTCTCATTCCGCCGCGCGCGAGAGTCAAGCGCGCGAGCTCAAGAACACCGTCCTTCCGGGTAGGGCGGGATCGGCGCGCGCCAACGCGCCGACCGGCGAGTAGCTGCCTCGCCACGCGACGCCGTCGATCGCCGACGGCGCGTCCGCCCCAGCCTCCGGAGGCGGCGGACTCCTAATCGCTTAAAGGAGTAGCTCACAATGACGCACAACCATGAAGGGGTGCGATTTCCGCACCTGCCTGTTTCCTCGGCCGAGCCGCCGGCGCCTTGGATCGGGGGAAAGCGCCACCTGGCCAAGCGGATCTGCCAGGTGCTGGCCAGCACGCCACACGACGCTTACTGCGAGGTTTTCCTCGGCATGGGCGGCGTCTTCCTGCGCCGATCGGTACGGCCGGCCGTCGAGGTCATCAACGACGTATCCGGCGACGTCGTCACCTTGTTCCGGGTTCTGCGCTCGCACCCCGAGGCCCTACTGCGCGAGCTGCGCTGGCGGCCGGCGATGCGGGTCGAGTTCGATCACCTCAAGACAGCGCCGTCGCATGATCTGACTGATATCGAACGCGCTGCGCGGGTGCTCTACCTACAGACCCTGGCCTTCGGCGGGAAGGTTCGCGGGCGTGCGTTCGGCGTTGATCCTTACAGCGCTCGCAACTTCGACTTGGCGCGCCTCGAGCCCCGCCTGAAGCGGATCCACGACCGCCTCGCCGGTGTCATCATCGAGAACCTGGACTGGGCGGACTTCATCCCGCGCTATGACCGGCCGGGGACCCTGTTCTATCTCGATCCGCCCTACTACGGATCCGAGGACGACTACGGCCGCGAGGTCTTCGCCCGGGCGGACTTCCTGCGCCTGGCCGACGCCCTGGCCAGCATCCGCGGGCGCTTCCTGCTGTCGATCAACGATGTCCCGGAAATGCGAGCGGCGTTCGCATGGGCGGATCTCGAGGCGGTGCGGACGACGTACTCGATCGCCGGCGGCGAGCACGCCGCGCCGGCGGCCGAGCTGCTGATCGCCAAGGGCGTTCCGCTCGCCCTGGCAGAGCCACAAAGGGCGCTGTTCTAA